GTGCCACTTACCGACATCAAGATCCGACAAGCGAAGGCAGGCAACAAGCCTACCAAACTTACCGACGGCAATGGACTGTATCTGTTGGTGAAGCCGTCCGGCTCCAAGCTTTGGCGATACAAGTACCGAATTGCCGGGAAGGAAAATGTCTTCGCGATCGGCGAGTATCCCACCACCAGCCTTCAAGCCGCGCGCGTAGCACGCGACGATGCGCGTGAGCTTGTCAAAAAGGGGCTACACCCATCCCATGCACGACAGGAGGTCCTGTCTGCGCGCATTAACGAAGGCAAAGCCACTTTTCGTGCCGTCAGCGACGAGTGGCTGGAGAAGAAGCGCAAGACGTGGACGGAGCGGCACTTCGGCGAGATTCTGCGCATGCTCGAAGCAGACGCATACCCGTACATCGGGAACCGCCCGATGCGCTCTATTACCGCCCACGATGTGCTTGCGCTGATGCGCCGGGTCGAAAAGCGCGGCTCCCCTTCCGTAGCGATCAAACTACGTCAGTACGTGTCCAACGTGTTCCAGTACGCGGTGATCACGCTTCGGGCCGATACCGATCCAGCCTCGGTGTTGCGCGGAGCAGTTCTCAAGCCGCCGACCGAGCATGCTCGGCCGCTAAGCCGTGAAGAACTGAAGGCGCTGTTTCGGCAATTGCCCCTGTACAAGAGCAAGAGAACCACGATTGCGATCCGCCTGCTGATGATGCTGTTTCCGAGAACGGTTGAGCTTTGTCGAGCGCGCTGGGAGGAAATCGATCTGGCCGCCGCTGAGTGGCGAGTCCCGCCGGAGAAGATCAAATCGCGACGGCTGCACATCGTTCCGCTTCCCACGCAGGCGATCAGTCTGCTGCGCGAGTTGCAGGAGATCCACGGCAATCGCGGATATATCCTGCCGATCCTTCATAGCAATCGAAAACGGCCCCACATGAGTCGAGCAACAATCAATCGGGCGCTCGACTCCATGATGCCGAACAACCCCGAACCGATAACGGGCCATGACTTCCGAGCAACCGCGTCGACGAACCTCCACGAGATGGGCTGGAAGGATGAAGTCGTTGAAATGCAGCTATCGCACAAGGACAAAGACAGAACCCGCTCAACGTACAATCACGCAAAGTATCTTCCAGAGCGACGAGAAATGATGCAGTCATGGGCCGATTGGCTCAGCGACGTCGAGAATGACGCGCTCACCGACGCGTCGGCGGCAAGCACCGTCACGCCTGACCAACGACGTGAAGAATGATCTCCGCCTTTGGACTCGGCCTTCTACCCCGCCCGCCCGGATAGTCCGCTACTGGCGACCGAGGGCCAGCATGGGGCGACACGTCATCGAGCGGCCGCACGCCCTCGGAGCAACGTCTTCGCAAGCGCTATCGATTGGGGCCGCTCGTAGTACCATTCTCCGAAACCGCACCCGGCAACGGGCGCAAAGTCAACGAGACCATCAATTTTCACAATGACAAAAACAACTCGCATACCGCTTGTCCGGGTCAATCAGTGGATGCAAAGCTGGAACAATGCCGAATGGAGTGAGCACCTTCCGGAGCCTTCACCCTACTTTTTCATTGCCTCGATCAGCCTCGCCACGTTGCGCCGCTTGGCTGGCGTTAGCACACGCAATGTGCATGAGCGGCGAGATAGGAAGGTGGGCGCCGGCTACCAACGTGCTCACCAACCGGCACGGTCGCGCAACATTGCGCGATATCTCCAGTTCGGGTATCCGCTATCGGGGCAGTCTGGTCTCGATGTTGAAACGCACCGAAACCTTATTCATCCGGGCTGGCTCCCCACGTCCATTCTCGTAAACGTGGTGGGTGCCGACGAGTCGCGTCGGCGCGGCGGGAAGGACCGTGTCGTCGATGACAATTGTCGCGTGTCTGTCAGTGAAGGCGAAGACGGTGCGTTTCTCAAAATACCTCAGGAGGCTCTTGCACAAGGGTTCAAAATTCCCGCATCAAGCCTCGAACCACTTGAGATCATTGACGGTCAGCATCGACTTTATGCAATCGACGAGATTAATGGCGAACCCGATATCGAAAATTACGAAGTCCCAGTCGTAATTTTTAACAATTTGAGCCCATCTTGGCAGGCCTATCTTTTTTGGGTTATTAACGTAGAACCCAAAAAGATTAACCCGAGCCTAGCATATGACTTGTATCCGGAACTGCGAAATCAAAGTTGGCTCCAAGGTGGGGAAGGCATTCGCGTTTATCAAGAACATCGCGCCCAAGAGCTTACGGAAGTTCTGTGGCGCCATGATTTGAGTCCATGGAAAGGCCGAATCGAGCTACATGGCAATCGAGTCGACGGGCATGTATCAAACGCGGCATTTATTCGATCGCTAATGGTGAGTTTCGTTCGAAGCTGGGGCAACGAAGATAAAATTGGCGGATTGTTTGGCTCCCTTCGCTCCCAAGGAGCCGATCGAGTATTGCCCTGGAAGCGTTCACAGCAGGCAGCATTTTTGATCCGATGCTGGCAACACCTCCATGAGGCGACTTGCACGTCCAACGCAAAGTGGGTTCGCGAATTGACCAAGCATACATCACCGGAAGACGCATTCTCTGGCCCTAACACCCTTCTTGGCACGGACCAAGGGGTGCGCGCCGTTCTTGTTATATTCAATGCGCTAAATCAAGTAGCTTACGCTGAACTCGACTTGGAATCTTGGGAATCTGAACGAGTATCAGACGAGCCAGACGAAGATGAAGTAACGGAAGCACTCACCGAGTTTTCTCAGTACAAGAGACCCAATACGTTTCTGAGCGCGATATCGCGAGCGCTTGTCGATGGGGTCGACTGGCGGACATCAAGCGCTCCGGGCTTGGACCAAAATCAACGTACCGAGCAGAGCGTTTATCGTGGCAGCAGCGGCTATGTACTGTTGCAGCAACGATGCTTTGATGCGTTGAAAAACTCCCCCGACGAACTCGTGGCGAGTTCCGCAAATACTGCTGCGGGGCTTATGAAGCGATGAGCAAAACAAAAAACAAGGGGAAAGTCGGGGCCAATAAAAGCGTAGGTGGGAATAAGGCCTTGGGGAGCGGTGGAGGCCCCGTCAATAAAGGGCAGGAATGGAGTGAATCCATTTGCGCTGCGGCCGATGGCAAAGGCACTTTGCTTGGATTACAGCAACTTGGCCCAGCCAGCAATCCTCAGAATTTGCTCATCACGGCCGCTTTAAGCAACAACCCACAGTGTTTGCTTGCCGCGGAACAGATCATTCATCTTGTAGATGGATGGAGATATGCAGCCGCTGCGACATCAGCGTTCTTGGCTCATTCGAACGCGGCCGCCACGCATTTTGCGTATTACGCCGAACTTCGGGCGGCAATGTCGCTCTTCGCATGGAGTGGAATTCGAGCGAAATGGAACGGATATTTTTATCTCGATAAGGATGGCAACAAAAAGATAACTACCAAAAACCCACCAACCCATACAGGGATTTGGGATATTTGGAATCAATGGACAAAGAGACCAGACGTAGAATTGCTTCTGGCGAATAGCATCCATTTACATCCAGTCGCGACGTTGAAGAATGTAGTCAAGGCCATCAACTTCACCATTCCTCAACAAGCGCTGAGTCAATGGGGATCGGATCTTGTAAAAGTGTCCGAAGACCATACGGCAAGAAATACCGCGAGCTATGAGGCTATCTGGGCTAGCGCTGAACTGACACGAATGGAAACAAAAGAAGCAGAGTTGGTTCGCGATCTTTGGAAATTGTTCCTTCCGGACGGCGGATCGCTTGGCTTTGACGCAGCTCTGTGTAACCACTTTATCTCAAAGCGAGCACCGGAGGACGATGAGGCAGGAAGAAAGGCCTTTGTCGAAAAAGTAGCAAAGCACATCGCAGATAATTGCGGCGCCCCTACGGAAGAAATTTCACGGCGGATTACCGTAGATTCTTACGTTTCGAAGCCGTTTGTATTGGCATCCGAAGAAAAGACAAACACCGACAATGTACTCTGTCGTGCGTTTCTACTTCTCCGGATCGCTATGCTCGCTCTCAAAAGATCACTTAGCGTGCCGGGCGTCTCACCAGTTGCACGCAAGTGGCTCGAAAGCTGGCTCGAGCACGCCGGCTTGTGGTCGCGCTCTTTTGACATCGATCCGATAGATATCGAGGTCGATTATCGCGACGCAGTGACAGATTTTTCATTCCCACCTCCCCTGCCAAACTCGCTGTGGGATGGTGAAAACTCATCGCGGTTAGCGAAACTTTCACGCCCCGATGCGTGCATTGCCTGGAGTCTTGTTGCATGAAGTACATGGGGCACAAAGGAAAACTACTGCCGCTACTTGGAGAAATCTTGAAAGCGGAAGCAGTGAACGCCTCAAAAATCGCAGATCCTTTTTGCGGATCTGGCGCAGTTTCTTGGTATATGGCTCAGGAAACCGATAAGGGCGTCTTATCGGGTGACCTCCAGTCGTTTGCTGTAACTCGCGCCGCTGCGGTCGTTGAGCGCACACGAGCAATTGATTCGAACCGCGTTACCAAACGTTGGTTCGAATCCGCTCGATCCGTCGTCGATAGTATCGTCAGTCAATTTCCCAATGCGGCCAGATCGATTCACCCTGAAATTTCCGTACCCGAAATTCAGAATATAGTAATCCGGTCGAGGACATTCTGCGATGAAGTTTTACCACCCCTACTCTCGCGAATGAGCGGCGACTTTCCGATGACTCACGCGTATGGCGGGCACTATTTCTCTCCGCTGCAAGCCATCGAGATTGACGCACTTCGGCAGACACTTCCGAAATCCGCAGAGACAAGAAAAGCCTGTCTCGCGGCACTTGTGGAAGCCGCGAGCCGCTGTGCGGCTGCTCCAGGTCACACAGCCCAGCCGTTTCAACCGACAAAAACAGCCGCCAAATTTATCGCTGAGGCATGGAATCGCAACGTTTGGCTACTAGTTTCCCAAGCACTAGAGACAATTGCGTCAACCCACGCTACAGTGAAGGGAGGCACATGTCTCGGCGACTACCATAAATGCATCAGTCAATTGGAACCAGGGGATCTAGTCTTTGCTGATCCGCCGTATTCTGACGTGCATTACAGCCGCTTCTACCATGTATTGGAAACGCTCACTCGAGGGAAGCAAGTTTCCGTGACGGGCGTCGGGCGCTACCCTCCCATTGCGCAACGCCCTTCTTCTAATTTTAGCCAGAAAGGCCAAGCCTTCGCAGCCGCGCAACGGCTTATTGACGTATGCATGAGTAAAGAGGTCAATTTAGTATTAACATTCCCATCGAACAAAGCGAGCAATGGATTAAGCACGCGCGACTTTGTTGCGATGGGTCGAGGGAAATTTCGATCAATCGAGACCGAGCAAGTTAACTCTACGTTTAGCACACTCGGAGGAAAATCTTCAAATCGCGGTGGAAGAATAGAATGTTCCGAAAGCATTGTTTGCTTTCGCGTCTGAATCCGCGCAATAGTTCTATAGATCGATGACGAGCGTGACGCTTATCCGACACATTCACGCACGCCGCTGTTGTCAACCTGAATTCCGCAAAGCGCCCGTTGCGAGCGGGCCTTTTGCTGTCTGTCGCGTCTCCATTGAGCACGTTACTTTGGCTCTGCAACCATCTCTTCAGCCGGGTACAGCTGAAGCATCGCACGGGCAGCCTCGGTATTCGGGGTCGTCAGCCACTCCTCCCAATCATCCGGCTGCAGGATCACAACCGACCGTTTCTCGTCGGCCGGCTTGTGCATACGCGACATGATTGGATGGTGGTCCGCATTGACAGTGATCATGGCCATAGCACGGCTCACGGCGCCGTCCGTCCCCTTCACGGTGCGCCAGATGCCGGCCACGCACATCGTCGGGCGGCTGGCCACGCCGATCTTTTGCCAAACGCAGGGACCGAGTTCCCAGTTTCCGTCGCCGTCCTGCCGCGCATCCGGGTAGGACGGCTCGACCACGTACCGCGCCGGAATCAAGCACCGGCCACCCGACTTCCACGTTGGCCCATATAGCGGGGACTTCCCGAGGTTGTCGTCGCGGACGTTCATCGTGCTGCGCATGACGGGCGGCTTACGCCCCTGCTCTTTCGCCCGTTCGACGTTCGCCTTCTGCAGCGCACGCGGCCAAAACCCGAAGCCGGCGATCAATGGCTTGAATTGTCCGTCGATGCTGGCGACTATCGGTGCGTCGTAGTCTTGGTAGATCTCGGGCTTCCAAGGCGTCCAGCGGTACAGGTCCGTGAAGCTGTCGATCCGCAGCTCGCTGAGACCGGGATCCTCGCCGGGCGCTACGTAGTTCGTGCACATCGCCGCCCCCTGTTTTTCGTTCTTGACCGAACCATCATACCCCGCGCTACACTGTGTTTTTATACAGTATTTCAGCCGTGATCAAACCACAGTGGGCCTACATCTGGGAGTACGGATTCCAGGGCGACAATGCGCGCCTGAGGACGCCGATCGAGCTCACGAAACGTGAATTTGAGTCGTGGGTCGACAAGGACCCGCGGTCGGCGTTCCTCGGCACATGCGCGCCGGTCGAGTCGACCAGAATTGACCGCAACCGCGTCCCGCTCACGGACCCGCGATTCAAGTTGCGGCCGGTGGTGCCGGAATTTGATGCGCCCACCGAGGACGAACTTCGCGCGCTGTGGCGCGAGTACACCGACCTTCAAGTCCGATGGTTGATCCTGGAGATCCGCGCCCTTCGGAAATCGCTCGAGCGCGTCGAGGAGTGGTACGCGTACACCGACAAGAACGTTGCGAACAAAGGTGACCTCGCCGGAGCGCAAGGGCAGTTGCATCGGTTGATGCATCTACTGCGCGAGGAAATGAGGCGCGCGGGAATGAGGTAAGGCTAAGTCAATTGCTGGCTAGTAGTCTGCTCGCTGCACCATCTGCTGCGCGCCGAGAAGGGTCGGGCCGGGATGCTCAAACCCCAATGCTTCCCTACTCGATTAACAATCGTTGACCGACTGCGCGACGGCCAGCGGCTGCTCCCCCTCTTCCGGAAATGGTAAATTCATACGAAAACCACACCTACGAGAGAACATATGGCCCGAGCCATGATCTGCGTCGGCGACACGACGACGCACGGGGGCCGCGTGCTGGAGGGCACCGCGACCGCCACCATTGACGGGAAACCCATCGCCGGCGTCGGACACAAGGTACTTTGCCCACAATGCAAAGGCGTCTTTCCGATCCTGCCCGCGACGGGACGGCGCTACCCGCATCAAATCGCCGGCCGGGAAACCGCCATCGAAGGCATGAAGACCGCTTGCGGGGCGACGCTGATCGCCTCGCAATCGTCCGCGACACTCGACGACGTCGGAGCCGGTGAAGCGACGACGGGCGCTGCAGTCGCCAACGCTGCAGCAGCGCTGGCCCCTTCACCTACGCTCTGCCTCGAATGCCTGAAGTCCGCGGCCGAAAATGCTGCAACGATGATCGCGCGCGGGTAGAACCATGACCGGCAATTCGATCGAAGCGTTCTACTTCACGCGGCAACAGCAGTTGACCATGCAGGTGCACTTGTACGCGCTGGTCGACGGTCTCCTGTTCGCGGATGTGGCCGACGGGTCCCCGCCTCAGCGATCGCAAGCAGCCTTGGCGCTGTTCGACGGCACACCGGACGCATCACTTGCCGATGCGGGCCCGTGGCTGCTCGACTACGAGCGTGCGGGCGGCAACGTACGACGTTCGCTCTCCGCGATGGCCGGCAGCCCGACAGGCGTGTCGTGGCTGATCAGCGCATATCCAATCGAGTCATTGACCGATGAGCTGCGCCGTCGACTCGACGTGCGTTTGCCGGACGGCCGTACAGCCCTTTTCCGCTTCTACGACGCCCGCATCATGGCCGACGTGACATCGCTGATGGAATTCACGCAGCGCATGCAGTTCTTCGTCCCGACATTTAACTGGCTCGTTGAAGTGAATGGAAAACTGAAGGGAGTGCACCCGCATGCTTGAGCTGACAAGCGAACAGGTCGCCGGCCTTGCCGAGATCGACGCACGCGGATACGTCGAACGCACACGGCAGGATCTCGTCAAAGCGGATCCGAAGCTGGCCGACGACGGCACGCTACCCACGCGCCTCTGGAACGCGTACATCGCTGCTCGACGGCTTGGCATCCACTCCGATGAGAATGTCGCGGCGTTCCTCCGGATCGAGGCATACGCCCCGAGCTTCTACGAGAAGCCGGCGACGCGCGCATGGATAATGCGCCCCGGACGCTCTGCCGACGAACGCTTTCACGATTACCTACGCGTCATCAAATGGCGCATCGAACATCAAAATGTCCAGGGAGGGGCTGAGCATGGCGGGATTGGTGGTGCCGGCAATAGAAGCGGCGATAGTGGAACTCGGCCCAGTCTTGGCGCGCGCTGGCGTCGCCTTATTGGGCGGGGCGGCAGTCGCGGGAACGGGGAGCCTGTCGGGTGACACCCAAAAGGACGAAAGCAAGGCAAAGCCGGACGTCCGGGCGATTCCGCGCACCGGTGAGAGCTGCAAGAAGTGCCCGCCTGAGACGGGGAGTATGCAGCGCCGCAACTGGAGCATGAGTGACAACTCCCGAGAGTATCAAGGCCGAATTACCGGGTTCCCCTATAGCGTTGAAGAGGCCTGGAGCATGGAGTGGGTCTGGCAGCGCGACTTCGACGGCTTTCGACCGGAAAGCTGTTTGTTGATAGAAGCAAAGGGAAAGTACGATCAGTTCTTGAAGAAGGACGATGTACCGTACACCAAGGCCTTTGATGACATGGAAGAGCAGGCTGGAGCTCAGGCTGCGGTTGTCGATGATCATCCTCCGGCGAGGTTGAAATGGTATTTTCAGACGGAGCGGACTTGGAAGTACATGAGAACGCCGCTTGCCCGTCTTAGCGTTGAATCAGAATGGGTGCCCTGACAAACATGGAAATAGTTGCGCAATTTCGTAGCCCTGCCGATTTCGCTCCGCTTGGCGATTTTGCTGCTCATCTGGTCCGTCTATGGCCGGTGGTTGAGGCCATGTCACGCGAGGACGAGCGTCTAGGCCAGTGGTGGCTGAAGGCGGATACAGAGGAAGAAGCCCGTCTGTATCCCATGTATGAAGCGCCCGGCATACCTTCGACAGCCGTTTTGGCAGTGTTGGCGCAACGGTACGCAAAAAAGATGGACCTTCCTAAAGTATTTGGCTTCTGGAATGGTCAAATGGACGCGGCCAACAGCGCGAGGCTGAAGTTGGCCATCGATGCGAAGAGACGGCCCAGCGAGGTAGAAATTGGGCTACCTGCACAGAGCGCAGTCTCGACGGACGAGCGCAGCTATGAGGGCATGGCTAAGATAGTGTCCGCGATGGTCACGGTTTATGACCCGATGTATGTCTCTGTTTCACCACGAGAATATTTTCCGCGGCAGGTGTTTGATGACAAGCCGGGCGTTGGCTGGATGCTATATCTCCCGAAGCCGCTCACGGCTCAGCAAGTTCCGGAAGCACGCGAATTGATTCCAGTTCCCGAAGCCGGTCGGAAGCAGACCGGGACGATCATTGTGAGCGTCCCAGATGCCGTTTTTTCAGTGGACAACCCAGAACACGTCGAGATTGCCAACCGTATCGAGATTCGACTCGTCGACCAGGACCTTCTGCCCGCGTTCGCTGACCTGTAAGCACGATGCCGGCGCGATAATCCGCGCCGGCATTCTCAGTTAGAATAGCCCCACAGGCTGCGCAGCGTCGTCCCAGCTATAAATAATCAGCTCGTTGCGCTCCACGCCCTTGCCGCCACCGACCGTATATTGAATCGGGACGGTTTCGATGTAGAACCCGTTGAACGCTCGCCGAATGTCGGGATGATCATTCAGGCTCACGATCGCCCGGCCCTTCAACGACCTCAGGCGATGCGCCATCTTCTCGTATTCGCCGAACGGGAATGCGACGCCATATCCCTCGGTCTCGTAATACGGCGGATCTAGATAGAACAGCGTGTGCGGCCGATCGTAGCGATCGATGCACGCAGCCCAATCCAGACGCTCGATGAACGTGTTCGCGAGCCGCAGGTGGGCCGCTGACAGCTCCTCCTCAATGCGCAGCAGGTTCAGACCAGGCGGCGTTGTTGTCGCCGTGCCGAACGACTGCCCCTCCAGCTTCGCCCCAAAGCAACTTTTCTGAAGGTAGTAGAACCTTGCCGCACGCTGGATATCGGTGAGCGTTTCCGGGACTGTTTGTTTGAGCCATTCGAATACCTGCCGGCTCGTCAGCGCCCATTTGAACTGACGCACGAACTCTTCCAGATGGTGCTGCACAACACGGTACAGGTTGATCAGTTCACCGTTGACGTCGTTGATTACTTCAACCTTTGCCGGCGGGCGCAGAAAGTACAGCGCTGCGCCGCCCGCGAATACTTCCACGTAGCAGTCGTGCGACGGGAAACGCGGGATGATGTGATCTGCGAGTCGGCGCTTGCCGCCGATCCAAGGAATGATGGGATTTGCCATTGTGAAAGCCGTTTTAAAACTTGGTGTAGAATCCGGCCCGCCTACCGGTAGGTAGCAGGGCCTTGGCCGATTCACTGGCGTAGACAGTGGAAAGGCGACCGGGGAGCGTGTTGCTGCACGCAGCTCGGTCGCCCTGTTTCTCTCGAGACCGCTCGGTCTCGGTGCCGCGTTATCGCGGCTGATTGAATTGCATGTCGCCGATCAACGCGTCGTAGCTGCGCTCGCACTGCCGGCCGGCAATACCGCGCTCGTCAGCGATCTTTGCCAACTCTCCCGCAGCTTCGTCAGTCCGGCCGAGCACGTCGGCGAGCAGATCGAGGGCGTCGCCGGTTGCCGGGCTTCCGGCCGAAGCGCCGGCACGTCGGACGTCGGCGACGAGTGCGGCGACTTGCTTGCGCAGGCCGTCAGCAGCGCCATCGGCAGCAGCAGCTTCGCGGCGTGCCTGATCACGTTCTTTCGCAGCATCGGTTGCGATCTCCTGTTGAGCCGCCAGTTGGCGGCGAATTTCACGACGCTCTGTCGTCAGATCATTTATCTGCTTCGCCTGATCCGCGACTTTCGCGGATTGGTCGGCATCACGATGTCCCTTGGAATACCCGCACGCCGCACCTGCAATAACGCCGGCAACAACGAGCAGCCAGATGCGCGGGTCGATCCATGTCATGCGACCACCTCCCCGCCGGCCGCGCGGTACGCAGCCAGCAAATGTTCGATCTTGTTTTCGTGCTGACCGTAGCCGGCCCCCGGCAGACTGGCCCATACGTTCGAGACTTTTGCGACCGCCTCGCGGAACCGGCCTGCGTCGATCAACGCCAACGCACCGTGCTCGCGCAGCTGCTGCAGCGCATACCGGTCCTGCGAGATCGGCCCGAAGTCCGCCAGCTTCATCTGCGCCTGATAGATCCGCCACCACCGCGTGAGGATCTGATAGCGGCCGGCGGCCGTCGACGGCACCGGGATCTGTCGATTGAGCGCGTTCGGGTGCGCCGCGTAGCTGGAGAACAACAGCGGCCGCGACGCGGTCGAGCCGACCAGCACGTTGTAACCGTCGTCCGACTTCGCCAGCAGCGCCGAGCCGATCTCGCTCACCGCGATCGTGTCGAGAAACGCCACGCGGTTTTTTCCGCCAGCGGCCGCAATACTGATTCGCGCCATCGTCACTTCTCCCCGAACAGACGCTTCGCATTCCGGCGCAGCAGCACTTCGAGGTACTGCGACCCGACAATGCCAAGCGCGCTCCCCAGCCCGAGGAGCGCGATCGGCGGCAGATCCGGAATCTGCAACAGCGCGAGCCCCGCCACCATCGACGTTGCAGACCCCAACACGGCGCGGCCTGCAACGAGCCGAAACGTCAAATGCTCGCTGCCCACCAACACCTTCGCGATCCCAATCAATCCACCCATGATGACCAGCTCCAGAATCGTCCTTTCATGCTCTTGCATCGGCTCCCCTTCGCCCGATAAAAAACAAAGGCCGCCCCGGTTGCCCGTGAGCGGCCTTCAGTTACGATGCGCGACGCGTTACTTCGGCGCCGGCACCACCAGATCGATCTTCTTGCCCTTCTTCTTCCCGTGCCCGACCTTCGCTTTCCCCTTGTTCCCTCCATTCAATGTCACGACCGTATTCCATCCGCGTGATGCGTATGCATGCTCGACCGACTCGATCAGAAACTCGCCGTCCACGCCCTTCTTGAACCCCTTCAGCGCGATCGTCTTCTCGGCCGACAAATCTGCCCGGCCGCGCATCGTGAGGCGACTCGTCGACGTATGCCGATTGAGCGTCGCCAAGCGCGACGTCGCGCCCGCCTTCGCGGCCTCCGGACTCGCAAATGCATGGCGCTCGGTATGCACCGCGGACGCACCTGGTGGCGCATCCGGATTCGGGATCGTCAGGTCGATCTTCTTGCCCGTCTTGCGGTCGTGTACCTTGGTGCGAACGGCCGCGAAGCTCGCGCGGTCCGGGAAATTGATGTCGTAGTCGATCAGATCGTCGGGCGTGAGCGTCACGATCGGCAGCGGCTTGCCGTTCGCGCTCTTACCGCCACCGCGCGGCAGGACGATCAGCTTGCCGGCCTTGACCGTCGCAGTTGCACCGTACTGGCGAGCCACGCGCGTAATGAAATGCAGGTCGCTCTCGCCGAACTGGTCGATACGCGGCACGACGACATCGACGTCGCACGCGGCCGACCACTTGTTACGACGCGCGACGTCGCCGACGATATCGGCCAGCTTCGCGTTCGACCAGCTCCCGTATCGCTGCGTCTTCGACGTCGCACGCATGTTCGCCGGCTTGCCACGGATCACAACGCTCGCCGGTGGGCCGCGCACGCCGACCTCGTCAACGGCATACTCGCCGAGCATCGATAGTCCCTGCCCCTCCCATCCGATCGACACCTTCAACGTCGCGCCCTTCGGCGGAAACTCGATGCGGCCATCGCGATCGTCCAGCGTGATCGTGCACTCGTCTGCGTCTAGACCCGGTTTGTCGATCGCCCGGATCTCCAGCACCCGATCCTGAATCACCTTGGTCACGTCCGCGCCGTTCGCGATGACCTGAAACACTGCTTCCATCGCGTCTCCCTATGTCCAGAGCTGCACCGATTCAACGCGCGGCGCATCGAGATCCGGCATCAGGATCTCGACCCCGGCCGGGAACGGCTGCGCTCGATTCGCCAGTCCCGGATTCGCTTCGTACACTGCCTCGACAGTGCCCTGCAGCGTTCCGTAGAAGCGGTAGCAAAGCGTGTCGAGCACGTCGCCATCAGACGTTCTTAAAGTCTTCGCCATAGCGGCCGAACTCCACCGAGAATGTTTGCTTGCGCGGCAAGCCGTCCGAGAGCAGCGCGTCCTGCTCCTCTTCGATCGACTGCAACAACCAGCGGCCAAGCACGTCGCCGTCGCCCGTCGTGAGCTGCACGGGCTTCATGCGCCCGCCGATCTCGCGTAGCCGGTCGATCTGCTTCGTACCGGCCCCGAGCGCCGGGAATACGACGCCCGACAGCGCGATCGTCTCGCCCCCAACGCTCACCGGCTGCAGCGCCTCTTGACGGTTCAGACGCTCCTGAGACGCCACGCGATACCGCGTCGCGCGCCGCAGCTTGTCGTACGCAGCGGTCGACAGGTTGAAGTGGAACGCGTCGCCCGCTTCGCTCGTCATCGACATCATGTGCGGCGTGCTCGACGTCGCCCCGTTGGCCAGCCCCGACAGCATCGAGCCGACGCCCGTCGACTTGATCACGTCGATCACCGCCGAATCCTTGATACCGACCGCCGCGTTGAATTGATTCCACGCCCCACCGAGCGCCGACTTGACGCTATCGGCGGCAGCTCGCACAAGGGGGAAATTCGATCCGTCGATCGCCGTCAGGATCGAGCCGACCGACGCCTGTGCCGCGTTGAAGCTGCGCAACACCGTGCCGACTTGCGGAAACAGGTCGCCGGCAACCGACAGCGCACCCGACGCACCCGTCAGCAGCTCGGCCGCGCTGCTCAGATTGCCCGTCGCGAGACGCTGCAGCGCGTAGACCGTCGACATGCTCGCCGCGCGGTTTCGGTCGAATATCCGAACCATCTGCCGCACGCGCTCGGTTGCGATACCGGCCTGCGTCGCCGCTCCCGTGATCTGCCGAATCACATCCATGGTTTCCTCCTTTACATATGCGGCGCATCGAACATCGCCGTGCGGCTGTTCGCTTTGCGTTGATGCTCGTCCATCATGCGTGTCAGCATCGGACTGACCTGCGCGAGGAACTTGTTAGCCATGTCGGCATCGCTCGCTTCGACCTTCACGTGAAAGACCGGCGCGAAGGTGTTCTGCTGTTCGATACGCGGCCCCGATCGAGCGCCGATGCCGGCCGCATCCGGCACGAGCGCCTTCACTTTCGCGACCGCTGCGACGTTCGCAGGCGAATCGTCAGGCTTACGATCCAGCACCCTGCGCGAAACAGCGCTGAACAGCTTGTCGCCGGCAAACGTGCCGACCGCACCGCCAATCACACCGAGCACCGCCGAGCCGATCGGCCCGCCGAGCGCTCCGATCATTGCGCCGACCTTCGCGCCCATCACGCCACCGGCAAGGCTCCCGGCAATCCCCGCAAAGCGGTTCGCCTTCTGCGTGCTGGTGTCGGTGCTCGACGCGACGGCGTACGCTTCACGCGCCGCGAGGCCGAGCTTCAACACCGTGCCTGCCACGGCGAGCTTGCCGGCATACGGCGCAACGCGACCGAACAACGCACGCCCCGTATTGAAGATCTGCCCGAGCCTGCCGAACCGACCACCCCGAGCTGCTGCACGACGCGCAGCGCGCCCGGCTCGCTCACCCCCAGCCAGATCGCCAAGCCCGCCACCACCGACGCCAGCTCCCGGCAGGTTCACGACGAACACGCGCTGGACCCCGCCGCTTGCCGCTGCAGCTCCGCCGAGCGCATCGAGTGCCCGGCCGACGACGCCACCGGCGGCACGTGACCCACCCGCTGCAGCTCGACCGCCGCGCGCAAGCACGGTGCCGCGCGCGATGTCGAATGCGCCGCGTCCAATGCTCCAAAGTGCCCTCGCCCCACGAAACGCAAGCGCCGCGCCCGCGATGCCGACGACGGCTGCCGTCGCCTTCGGCGCAGCATCCGCAACGGACTGGATACCGCTGCCGAGACCTTTCGCCCCCTCGCCGATACGATCCGTGATCGGACGCAGGGCGTCGCCAATGCTGCGCATCGCGTCGTCCCACCGCTGCCCGACCTCACTCCAGATCTGCTTTGACGTCTCGCGACGTGCTTCGAGATCCTTCTGGATCTCGCCGCTCGCGTCCTGCGCGTTGCGCTTCAGGTTCGTGTACAGCTCGGCGTTTTGCATGTATGCCGTCAGCGCCGCCTTGACCTGCATGTCGTTGAACAGGTCGCCGGTCTTCATCGTCTCGGCGAACGCGGCCATCTGCGCCTGACGCTTGGCCGGGTCCATCTCCGAATTGAACTGCTTCGCCGCCGACGCGAGCTGCTTCGCCTTGGCGGGATCGACGCGCTCGATGTAAGCGCGGGCAAGTACGAACGACGCTTCCAGCGTTGACCAGCCTTTGCCGATCGCCTCGCGCATCTTGGCCTGATAGTCGACGCCGGCCTTCGCATAGTTGCGTTCGGTTTCGCCGGAGCCGATCTTCGAGAACCAGTTTTTCAGGTTGTTCGCGGCTTCGTCCGAACTACCGGCGGTCTTCATCTGCACCTGGAGCATGGCCCCGAGCTGCGTCACCGAGTCCTGCCCCGTGATGCCGATCTTCTTCATTTCGGCGAGTAGCACCGGGAACCACCGCGCCATGTCGACGGACTCGAACGACCCTTCCTTGCCGAGATAGGCGATCGCTTCGAGCGCCTTCGCCATCTGACGCGGGTCGACGATCTCCGCGTTCTGCTGCAGCGCTTGGATCATCTTCGCGGTCTCGACCGTCGTCGCACCTTGGCCGATCGAAAACTTCGCAACCAGCGGCGCGAAGTTGAGCGCGCGATTGAGATCCATCCCGCCCGCAACCATCTGGTTGACGGCATCAGCCAGGTCATTGCGGCCGATGCCGTTCGCCCCGGCGTCGCGTCGAATACGCGAGCCCATCGCCGCTTCTTCCTGCGTGCGCGCTATGCCGGCCTTGATCGCGATGTCGCGAATGATCGCCTGATAGTTCGCCGCGATCGTCGCCGGCACCGCGACCGAGGCGGTCAGCTTCACGGCATCACCGATCACGCCGCGTCCCGCCTCCCGACCAGCGGTCAGCCGCTCGTAACCGGACGCCTTCAGATCCAGCCCGCGCGTCGTCCGGCCGAGCCGCGCGTACGCTCGATCGAGCCGGTCGACCTCGATGCCGGCGTCCCGCAACGATTTCAGATTGCTGTCGAGCTTGCGACGGATGCCGTCCGCCGCGCTATCGCCCGCCAGGTGCAATCGGCGGAACTCGTCCTGCAGACGCATCGTCTCGCCGATCTGGCGCTGCCAGAGCCGCGAGTCGTTCGCCCGCTTTTTCATCGCATCGATCTTCGACGACGTGTCGGTAATCGCCTTGCCGAACGTCGCCGACACAGCCCCGCCGATCACGATGCCAAGCGCTAAGTCTTTCGCCATCCCGGCCCTCTCAGTCGGTCAACCACCAGAGCATGTCGTCGACCGTCATCTCGTCGATCGACGTCGGCGACATGCCGTATTCACGCACCAGCCGATTCGCCAGCGCCTTGAGCGTCTTTCGGTCCAGCTTTGCGTACGCGTCGAAAGGAGTAGTACGCGTCCTGCACGCGTTCGTAGTCGGCCATATCCATCGCGTCGAGATCGGTAGGTGCGACTTCGGCGAGCGACGCGAACAGGATCAGCTCCTGTTCCTCCGCATCGTTCGGTGCAAGCTTTTGCGCACCGCGCATGTCGCGCACCTTCGGCCGGCGCATCGTGAAGGTGTCGCACTCAACGCCGTTGAGATTGATCGGATAGTCGAGCTTGATCGTGACCTGTTCCATTGCGATTCCTGAAATGAAAAATGGCGAGCCGTCGGCTCGCCATTGATTGAACAAAGTAGCTTTGCAACGTGTTCGTCGAATGACCGGCACGTTGCACTTACATGCCGAGCCCCTTACGGACTTCCGCGAGCTGATCGACGCCGTTGATCACGCGCTTGCACGCGAAAATGTCGATCTCGTGCACGATCACACCCGCGACCTCCAGCTTGTAGTAGTCGCACGACACGCTGAATTTCGCCTCGACCTTGTCGCCGGGCTTCCAGTCGCCCGGATCGACTTCATACAGCATGCCGCGCAGATAGACGGCGGCATTCTTCGTCTTGCCGCTACGGTCCATGAACACCGCGCGGAACACGCCGTTGAAAGCGCCTTGATCCACCAGTCCGAAAAAGCGCAGCACCTCGTACTCCATCGTCGCCATCGCGAACGACGCGTCGAGCGGCTCCATGCCCTGATCGACCTTGACTGCCGCGTCCATCCCGCCCGCGCGAAAATCGTCCGTCTTGATCTTCAGCTTCGGTGGCGTCATGCTCGTCGCGCGCCCCGCGTAGCTCCGTCCATCCACGAACGTGTTGCAGTTGTATAGCGTTTCCGGAATCATCGCCCCTCCCTTAGATCTGGTTGTCGAGCACTTCGGTCAGCCACTGATTCGTGACCTCGAAGCGGAAAATCGGGTTTTCGGCCGGCGGGACATCCGTGAATCGGATATTCCAATACACCTTGCCGTCTTCGAGCTGGCTCGCCGTGTTCAACTCCGGATCCGGGTAGACCTCGAAATTGATTAGGGCGCCCTGACGCTTCAGGTCGCGCATGAACGCCTGCAACCCTTCGGTCACGTCACTGACGTACGTCGCCGTGATGCCGCGGTCAACCGCCCACTTGTGCCCGGCCTGCACCGCGTCCATCACGATGTCGAGCGTGCGCACCCGCGTGACGAACTTCCACTTCGGATCGGCCGACAGGGTGCGGTTCCCCCACAGGCGGAACCCGCCGTCGCGAATGATCGTCGTGACGTTCGCGTTGTTGAGCAGATTCGCGCGACACGTCTCGTCGCCGTCGAGGTATTCGATCGGTCGTGCCGTGCCCGTGATCTCCACGATCTCCTTGTTCGACGGCGATGCCCAGAACCCGATCTTCGCGTCGGTCTGGCAGAAGAGACCCGCCGCATACGACGACGCCGACATCGCGATCTCACCGTTCGTCGCGTTGTCCCATGCCTTCGCACCGGGGTCGACCATGTACAGGCGCTTGCTGCCGAAGTTCTTCGCGTACGCGATCGCGGCCTCGTCGTCGGTGTTCGGACCATCGATCACGGCGACGGCACGCAGCTTGCCGGCGAGCGAATCGGCCGCCGTTGCGACCGGCTGCTTCGACGTGTGGCCCGGGGCAATGAGCAAACGCGGCTGCGCGTTGTAGCGCGACTTTGCGTCGAGCAAAGCCTGCATGCCGGTGCGCGCACCACCCGCCGAAACGCCACCGATGATTGCCGACGTGAGCTGCGCGGCGTCCGCCGCCGCCGGCACACCAACCGCGATTACCACCGCGCTGCTCTGCGCGTAAATCGCACGGGCCGCGCGTGCAATCGCGCTTTTTTCACCGAACGCCTGCACGGCTTCGCGATAGCTCGTGAGCTGCACGGGCACATTCGGTTGCGCCAGATCGGCGCCGGGCGTGTAGGTATCGGTCATGCCAACGATCGACGACGACGGCACCGCGATCGTGCGCGGGCCGCTTTCGACGATCGCCGTCGTGATGCCGTGAAAAAATGAAGTCGCTGCCATGCGGATCTCCAGAAATGAAAAAAGCCGCTCGATTGAGCGGCTTAAGAAAACGGGACGGCGCGTTATCGCGCCGGGAAAGTTACTTTGTGTCGATCTCAACGTCCGGCGCGGTATCGCTCACGCTTGCGCTGTCGGCGGGCGTCGTAGTTGCAGCATCGGTGGCCATTTCGTCCTCACCATCAGCGCGGGCAGCCTCCTCTTCCTGCCGAGCAGCTTCCTCGGCTTCGCGAGCGGCTTTCTCCGCCCGTTCGGCCTCGACCGTGGCCAGCACGACGGCCGGATCAGGTTCGTCAGGCCACACGATGTCATTCGGGAAGGTAGGCAGATCCACCACGCGCACAAGTGCGACCTGATACGCGGCCCATGCGTCAAACATCGCCTCCTCGACGTCGGACAGCAGGCCCGCTGCTCGCGCGTCCATCTTGCCGAGATTCTGCTGACGCGCTTTCTCCATTCGCGCGTAGAAATCCGACATCGCAGCGGCTCGCACTCGCTCGGCGACAATCGCCTCGTCGACGACCCACGCGCCATCTCGCCAGACGTACTCGTCGGAGGGGCGCGGCAATTCGGTGAGCCCTTCACCGTCCGGGCTGATACCTGCGACCGTGAGCTCGCCGGGTTCGCCCGTATCGGTTCGATACAGGCGCACGCCACGATAGTCAGGACGCAGCACCCACTTCCCATCAATCCAGAAGGGCCAGGAACGCGTCGGCACTTCGGGAAGCGGTGTGAGCGTGCAGAAGGCCGGAACGAGATATCGCTCCGCGCTCATGGGATCGCGCTCGGCGAGAAAGCTCACCACGTAGCGCCCCGTCAGGTTGTCGTACTGATTGCAAAGCATGTTCTACCTCGATTTAGTAAGCGCGGATCATGACGAGCAGCGCAACGTTTCGCGGGCGACTCTCGTTGCCGCCATCCGCCCCGATACTGATCGTGTGCGAGTGCGCACCGGCCCCGCCGATTCCGACGTTGTGCCCGTGGGCCCCGTCACCGTTAATCGAAATGCCCGTTCCGCTGCCCGTGGTGCGCTTATCCCCTCGGCCACCGCCGTTCAGGTTTATTTCGCCGATGTAGCCGCCGCCAGACGCGACCGGAATGCCGTGGTCATGCCCAGGATCATTGATGCTGTGACCGTGCCATCCTTGCGAATCTGTCCATGCGCCGTGAGAGTGGTCGCCAACAGCAGCGGCAGACGCACCGTGCGCGTGCAAGCGGTTCAAGCTGTCCTGCCAGCTCCCGATCTGGCGCTGCGCATCCGTACCGCGCGCATCATCCCAACAGCGGATAAACTCGCCGCGAAGGTCCGGCAGTCGGAACGTCGTGTTGCCGTCTCCACTGGAAAAGCAACCGTGACGGCCCTTACCCCAATCAGCGTCTGCGACCAGCGCACCGCTGCCCTGCGCGTACGCCCACAGCAGCGGATAGTCGGCCCGCTTCAGCTCGGTGCCGTTCAGCTTCAGAAAACCAGCACGCGGCGCAGTTCGAGCCTCCCAAACGATCTGCCCGATCTGCACGTCGGCGACCGCTGCCGCAAACCATGCCGACGTGATCAACTTGTTCGAGTTGTCGCCGGCCGGCGGCGACACGGCCGTGACCATGCCCCCGACCTGCAATTGCGTAGAACCGTCGTCGCCCACCTTCCCGACCACGACGCGGCCACCCTGCGGCATCAATTGCAACGTGCCGAGCGCATAGGTCGAACCACGGGTCACGTTAATTGCGGCTTGCGAGTTGGTGTACGTGTCGTTGACCGTGCGAACAGCGAATGAGCCGTCTGCACCCTGGATCACTTCCCACGTCTTTTGATCAGTCGGTGCACCTTCCCGCGTCAGTTGAATCGACGTCTGCCCGGCACCACCCCCGTTCGATGCGACGAGTGCGCCCGACGAGTTGCTACTCTTGAGCGAACCCTTGTTCTGGAATGACGAACGTCCGTCATCCCACGCGCCCGCGGACAGCACGCGTCCGGTGTTCGGGACCAGTTCAAGCGTCTTGATCGACGTGCTCAGATTGGCGCGCGTGATGCGCACGGCGGGGATGCCGATCGTCCAGTCGTCATCGACCGCACGGATGCTCATGCTGTCGGTGTTCGACTGGATGTCCCACAGCTTCATGTCCTTGTCGGCGCCTGCAGCCTTCAGGACGATATCGCCGCCGGTATTGGCCCCAAGCGTGACGCCGGAGCCGTAATCCTTCGCCTTGCCGGCACCGCCGCCGAAATAGCCGACGCCCGCGGATTCCACGTTGCCGGCGAAGCGGGCGTAACCGCCGAAGATCGTGCCACAACCAGTACCGTCGATACGAACAGCGCCGGTATCGAGCGACCACGCGAACGGCCGATAATCGTTGTACGTGCCGTTCGGATCCCCCTTGTTCGTCGACAGCAGCCACGCGCTCTTGTTGTCATTGCGCAGCATCACGCCGTAGTCGGTGCCCACCGCACGAAACTGACCACCTGCTCCATTCGCGTCATACCCGGAGCTGCGGATTCCACCGATCACGCCAACCGAGCCTTGTACGCGCACGGTGTCCTGACCATTATCCCCAGCCCCGCCGATCAACCATCGGCCTTCCGGGGTGATACGGCCACGTTCCGTCCCACCCGCAATCAGCGAGAGCCATCCTGCAGCGCCAAGCGTCAGGTTGTTGCTGAGCATGACAACGTAGGGAACACCTTGCGCGCCGAGTTGGACATGTCCGTCTCCTGGAGAAAACATGCCAGAGTCCGGGTCGCCGTCAAACGCAAATCCAGCGTTGTTCGTGTTGTTCGGCGTCATTGCGCCGACCTTGCCAAGCAACTTCCCCTTCATCGCGTCGCCCGATCGCGCGACCTTGTCGGTGCCGAGATCAGCGACCCGCTTGTCCATCGCATCCGCCCGATTACCGAGCCCGGTAATAGCCTTGTCGGCCGCGTCCGCACGATCTTTCAGGTAGCGGGTGCGATTGCCAAGTTGCTTGAGTGCGATGTTGTCGACGCCGTCCGGGCCGCCCTGCACGGGATCCGACGTCTCGAACTGACGAATCCCCGGCTCCCACTTACTCTCTTCCTTCAAATCGGCCATGTTCCGATTACCCCTCGCGTATATTGACCGTTGCGCGTCGCGACGCCGTTGTGCCGGATCGCAACCTCAGAAAAATCGAGCCATGCCAGCAAGCTGCGAGCCGGCGCGTAGCGCTCGATGGCACGCTTCAGGTTTTCACCTTGGTCTCGCGTCACGGGCTGCTTCAGCGTGACGATGTACTCGGCCCACGCGGAGGAGCCACCGTACAGATACCGGCCGTTGCGTTTGACCGAACCGTCACGCCGCTTGACCTGTCGCCCTTCCTGAAGATCGACCTCGCCAAAGCCGAGCCGCCGCACGATCTCGCGAATCGCCCATGGCGTGCCCTTCTTCTGGTAGATCGCTAGCGACGACTTGATCAGCGCGCGGCGGGCGTCTTCGGACTCCGCCAGCTCCCATCCGTCGACCGCGAGCGACCATGCGAGCCACGGCAAGAACGCTGCCGGGCAGCGATCCGCATCCCACAGCGTGCGGATCACGTCCGGATCGACACTCGGGCGCAGGACCTGCGCAAGCGCCGCCTCGAGACTCGTCTGGTTGGTTGGCAGCAGTGCTTCAGTCGTCATCGGCCACCTTTGGATTGAGCACGATCGACGTGCAGCGCGCGAACTGATCAATCGCACACACGACGTCGGCTGCCGGTAACTTCAGGTCGACGCGCACCACACCCGACGCTTTCGGATGCAGCGCTCCGGTCACGGCCGAGCGCGGCATGCCAACGCGTAGCGCCTCCCCTGCCGCCACCGCGATATCGAGATCCTGCCGTCGCGCGGCAAGCACGACGCCCGGATCCGGCCCGCGCCCGATGTACACGTCGGCGACGATCGCGTAATTGACGGGCCGAGCCGCGACCACCAGCAGCGAGTCGTTCAGCGGTCGACGGTCTTCCGGCGAAAGTGCGCGGCGCACTGTGTCGAGCAGTGCCGCGCTCGCCACGCCACCGTTCGAATACGACTTCACGACCACGCGCACCACACCGGCCTCGGGCCGATCGACGCGCACGTCCGCGACATCCGGCGATGCGTCCATCGCGAGGGACCGGTACGCGCCGAACGGACCTGCCGTCGACGAGCGCTCGATGCCCATCTGTGTACGCAATCGCAAGCGCTCGTCGCGCTCACGTGTTGCAGGAACTGGCGGATGCGCCTCGGGGTCGCCGGGGTCGACCGTCTCGCGCTGCAAATTCCAGAGCACCGCGAGGTGTTCGAGATCCGCCCCTGTCGAGTAGGCCAGCAACACCGCACGCCCTGCATCGTTCACACGCGCGCGAAACCGAACTTCATCGTATGCCGCCAGCTCAATCAATTTCACGACCGGATCGGATTCGAGCGCTGCTGTCCAATCAGGATAGATGCTCTTGAAGTGCTGCAGCTTGTACTGATACGCGGCCTCGAAATCGAGCGTCTCGACGAGATCCGGCGGATCGAGTGCCGACAGATCGATCACTGTCATATCGTCACCTCGAATACAACATCGTCGCCGTCGTAACGCCCGGCGATCCGAAAAGTTACTTTGCCGTCGACGACCGACAGCGCCTGGACACGATCGAGCGCAATGCGCGGCTCCCATCGACCGATCGCACGCGCCGCTTCCGCCTGCGCGGCCGATATCCAGCCGCGCGTGATCGGCAGGTCGACCATCAGCGGCAGATCGGAACCGTAATCAGGCCGCTCGCGGCGCGTGCCCTTGCGCGTGCTCAGAATGTCCCCAATGCTCTGGACGAGATGGTCGACACCACCGATCAGCCGGCCCGTGCGACGGCACATTCCGACCAGCGCGACCACTACTGCACCTTCGTCGGCACGCGCTTGAAGCACCCGCGCGATTCGAGATACGCGATGTGCTCCGGCTGCGTGACTTGCGTCTTGCCCGCCAGCACGACGACGTGCGAGCCGTCCGGAAACACAATCACGCGACTGCGGAACTCGGTATCGATGAAGGTGACAGTTGCCGTCGCCTGTACTTGCTGTGCGTCTTTCGCCATAAACGCCCCCACAAATGAAAAACCCCGCACAAGGCGGGGCAAAGTTACTTTTGTTTAGAATTGCCATGCACATCCGCACGGAGCCACAGCATGAGTACGCAGCGACGAACGACAATTAAGCGGCATACGATGAAGCCTTCACCAAGCAACTCAATTTCTCGTAGATTTGGTGCAGTGCTCTCGGCGATTTGGCCGTATATCAACGCATTCCTAAAGCATCAATTTGTGCTCGTCGCAGTAGGATTCGTCCTTACCGGTCTACTCGCGACGCACCTGACCGAGAAGATTAATGACGACCGCCGACAGCGAGAAGCGACAATCCACGACTACGATCAACTCCGGTCCTCTATCGATGACCTGCTCTCATCGTTCGAACTATATGCAGCAGCGTCCAAACATGCGATGCTCGCACTCCAATCTGACCCGGCCGAGCCGATTCGGCTTCAAGCGTACAAGGACTATCTGGCTGCCTATGCCACTTGGGTTCAGCGCCACTCGTTTGACTACGTCTCTATTAACCAACGCTTCATACACGGCGACACCGCGAGCACGATCAACAAAATTGGCAGCCTGATGAAGCTTGGGACGGAGCAGTTGGACAACTGCTTCCAGTCGTACTTCAACAAGGCGGTAACACCTCGGGATAATGAGCGCATCGACCTTTCCTGCGGGGTTGAACCGCCTCAGTTGCCGTTTACCATCGGATCGAGATTGATATCGCTGCGCCAATGCATGGATTCGTTCGCGAGAGACATCAGGCTCCATCCTCTCTTCGATCTGAAAGGCGACGATGCGCGAAATGCCGTAACAGCAATTCGACTCGACGGAATCGATGCTGTATGTTCGCCAGAACGATTGGTAGGTCTCAAAATGCCGCTGCGCGACCTACCGCGCAAGGTTCAACCAAGTCCTAAACGGGAGGGCTAACCAGCTCGCCGTCGCCCTGCTCGCGGTGTTTGTGCTTGCTGACCGACTTACCGGCCGCGACAACGTCGTCGGTAAACTCAGCGCCGCCCGCGACCCTCACCGCAACGCCGCCACCTTCGCCCGACTTGCCCTGCATACCGCCGTTGAACGTCAGCAAGCGCTCGGTCGTCGTATTGCCGGTGAACGTCGAATCGGGCACGTCGGCGAGCAGCTTCTCGCTACGCAGCATCGCGCCGTCCGCTTTCAGCTCGAACTCGGTTTCGCCGATGCGAAATACGATCCGACCGCCTACCGGCACCGACAGTACGTATTCGTGGCTCGCATGGTTGTACTGTTCGAATGCGCCGTCCGGGTAATCGGTCGCCGTCTCGTCCGGACTCGACCGGCCTGACCCGCCGTGCTGCTCCGTGTAGTAACCGGGCGCTACGAACGCGCCCGCGAGATCGCCAGACGGTGCCCACAGCGCGACCTCTTCGTCGACAGACGGCGGACGCCACTGCCGGACCTTGCCGGCCGCACCCGCCTGCCATTTGAGCCAATCGCTGACCCAATCGCCGATGCGCACCTTCACGCGCGGCGGATCGTATGTGACCGCCTCAACCACCGCCGACTGCGTCAGGCACGCCATGCGGCGATCCATCTCGCCAAGCTCGAAATCGCTCACATGTCACCCCGCTCCGTGATCCGCCGCATTACAGTAACGATCTTCGTGCCCCGGCCCAGTATCGGGATCAACGCCCCACAACACCGTGCGACCCTTCGCCGGCGGCTCGAATTCGTCGCCCAGGTCGAATTCATGTTCCCATTCGACGAGCCAGACGAGATACGTATCGAGCTCCGGGCGAAACGGATCCTCGCCCGCCGAGCCGACCTGCCTGCCGGGCGTCACGGGCAAATCCCACGTCGTACCGTGCACCGCCTGCAGCACACGCGCGGACAGCTCGCGCACCAGCAGCTCGGCACCGGGCACGATCGGGTCGACGATCACACGCGCCTGCAATCGGCCTACCAGCGGCACGCGGCCCGTTCCGTCGTCGTGCCCCGGCTCCAGCTCCGACAGTTCGATTGCGATAAACGGCGTCTCGATCGCCTTGCCGATCTTCGGATACGCGTGAATGCGCTCGAGATCCGGCAGCTTCGCGCGCAGGCCGAACTCGACGCCGTCGTGCAATTGCTTCAGGTTATCGAGCACGGTTTATCGCCTTCTGCAGTTCATAGTTGACCTCCTGCCGTAGCACCGTCATCAGTCGGGCCCCACATGTCTGCGCCGCCCGGCGAAACGCCGGATCGCCGGTCTGCGACCATTCGACCTTGACGACCTCGAACGGGGTGCGCGCCTTGCCGATGCGCCGATAGATCGGCCCGTCCGGCTGCCGGTTCCTCTTGCGCCATGCGCTCTCGAACAGCGTTTTGCCGGCCCGCATCCCCTTCTTCGTGCGCCGGACAGAGCCGAGCCGGTGCGCCTCGATCGGGTTCAACCCAAGCCATACCTTGCCCGTATCGGCCGATCGCATGAAGAAATACATCCGTTGCCGCAGCAGCTTCTGCTGGATCCCCGTCGCGTTGCCGACCTCCTTCGCGGTCTGGTTTCGGATCCACGCGCCCGTCTTGCGCAGCGTGCGCCGCCATGCCGCCTGCATCGCTGCAGGCGGTAGACCCGCGAGTGCTTCGAGCGCCCCCTTCACGTCGATCTCAACCTTCAGCAGATCCATCGTCACCTCAGAATCAGGATCGTCCAGCCCGTGCCATCGGGATGCAGCTCGAACACGCGGTAACGCCCGCTCGGCGTCACGACAATGCTGCCCTCGGTGACGTCGACTGCGTCGGCGTCGGTGATATGCAGGACAGGCGCCACGAGCTGCGTGCGCTGCGTTCCAAGATCCGGACCCAGCCACGGCGACGTGAACATCCCGTCGACGGGCCGACCGTCGATCGTGATATCCACGTCGCCGAGATCGCGCAGCACTGCAGCGTCGACGTCCGCGATCAGATCCCGGAACGCCATGTCACGCCTTCAGCTTGACGATCGCCTTCGGGCGCGTGCACAGGTGCACCGGGTTCGACTGCGCCTCGATGTCCACACCCTTGCCGAATTGCGCCAGTTCCTGCTTCGCGTAATACGGCAGACCCGTCGTGTTGACGGCCTCGACATAGTCGGCCGGCGCGAAGCGCGTGACAAACAGCTCCGGCACGCCTTCGGGCACCGCATATGCTTCGTCGTCGGCAACATAGCCGATGTCGCCGACGCGACCGCGATAGCGCTCGAACGTGCAACCGCCGAAGTCGAGCGCCTCGCGCGCATCGCCGCGCAGAGACGCGGCCATCGCGGTCGCGAGATACGTCTCCTTCACCGTCTTCGCGACGATCAGCTTGTTCCAGAACGCCCGGCCGCAAAGCACGCGCACACCGGTGTATGTCGTCGCACCCAGCGCATCCTCGATCGCGTCCTGCACCTCGAGGCACTTCACGCGGATCTCGGTGTCCGCCTTGCCCAGCTCGAACGGAATCACCGTCTGCTCGATGCCGAAGTACTGGAGCAGATCGATCAGCACCGTCTTGCCGTCGGCGTCGAGCACCGCACCCTTGATCGCGCCGATACGGTGGAACTCGTGCGTCGCGTCGAGCTGGCGGCGCAGCTTGGCGAGCCGCCGGTTCACGACCGTCTGCAGCGCCTCCAGCTCCGTTTCGGAACCGAACGCGCGGAGATTCTGGATCTCGTCGGCCTTCACGAACGCCCGCTGCGGCAGGTGCACGGTGTTGAACGGGATCATGGTGCGCTTGCTGCCGACCACGATCGCCGACGGCGAGCCGCGCTCGCCTGCCGAAACCAGCGACAGCGTGTCACCGTCGCGCTCGATCTGGATCGTCGTCGTGGTGATGCCGTCCTCTTCGAACAGACCGAGTGCGCCGACGCGGCCGGGTACGTGCGGCTGCTCGTTGATCGCGGCCGTGAGCGACGACAGCGAGAACGCGTCATCTTGAAACAGGGCGATGTCCGCCATACAACCTCCAACAGGGAAATGGATACAAAAAAGGCCACGCGCGGTGCGTGGCCTTGGATGGGCTTCAGGTAGCGTGCGCTGCGATCAGCGAACGATCACGTGGCGCTCGGCGAGATCGGTGCGGCCGGCGGCATCCAGACCGGTCAGGCGCGCGGCGGCGATTTCGGCGAGCCGCACGATGCCCGTCGCCGAACGCGGTGCCTCGGACGCCGGCAACGGCGCGTACAGCACCGCTGCAGCAACCTCCGACCCGTCGTTCGCCGCGTTGTCGTACGGCGCATACTCGCCGGTGCTCGTCACGCCGAGCACCTGGCCGGACGGCAGCGCCGGTCCCGCCTTAACGATGATGTGTTCGCGCGAAATCTGCCCGTTGCCCTCCGACACCAGAAATTCCGCCGTCTGGCTGCCCTGTACCTTCACATTCGACATGAGTGTTCCCCTCCTCGGGTATCGTCAAAGTTACTTGCCGCTCTTGCGAGCCGCGTAGATGGACGCCGCGCGCGGCGCGTTCGCGACCACGGCCGGCTCGTTTTGCGCCGTCGATTGAGCGCGGGGATTGATGCGCGATTGCGACGCCGTCACGCGCTCGAACAGTCGCGCGCGTACGTGATCGGGGGTCAGCCCGTCGGCGACGAACTGCGCGGTCAGCTCCGGCACATTCGCCGCAAGGCAGATCCCGGCGATGTCCGCGGCCTGCTGAAGCGCCGCGTCAACGGTTGCCCGATCCTTCAGGCCGGTCGCCGTCACGATCGCCTCGACGCAATGCGACAGGCGCGCGTCACGGCATGCCGCGAACACGTGCGATGCGAGCGCCGACACGTCGGGCGCTGGCGGCACCGGCTGCGGATCGGGATTGGGTTCGGGCGGTGTATTGGGTTGCGTGTCAGGCTGCGGCGGGTCGGTCGGCTCCGTCTCGTCGACCAGCGCCCGCACGACATCGGGCACCGCCGAAAAGCGCGCGAGCAGCGCCGTCGAGCTGGCCGACGCCGACAGCTTCACTGCCGCCTCGATCGTGTCGCAGAAACCCTTCTCCTTTGCCTGCGCGGCCGTGAGCCACGTCTCGGCGTCCATCATGCCCCGGATCTCGTCGATCGACTGACCGCTCTTGGCCGCGTACGCCGCGAGAATCCCGTCGCCTGCGTTATCGAGCAGGTCGGCAATACGTCGCAGGTCTTTCGCCTCGCCCGCCGTCACCGTGTGCGCGTTGTGGATCATCAGCAGCGCGTTCTCCGGCATCACGATCTCGTCGCCGGCCATCGCAATCAGCGATGCGGCCGATGCCGCGACGCCGTCGACGCGCACCTTCACCTTGCCAGCGTGCCGGCGCAGTGCGTTGTAGATCGCGAACGCATCGAACACGTCGCCACCCATCGAGTTGATCGCCACCACGATCGTGGAAGCGTTGGCCGCTGCCGCATCGAGCTGGGTCACGAAGGTCTGCGCGTCCGTGCCCCAAAAGCCGATCTCGTTATAGATCCGGATCTCGACCTCGCCGGCCGCGTTCGCCTGCGCCCGGATATCCCACCACTTATGATTGCGTTTCATCTCACTCCCCATTCGTATGCGCGAGCGGATCGGCGTCGTCCGTCGCATGCGTGTCGTACTGCAACCCCAACCGTTGCGCGCGCTGCTGATCAGCGGCGTTCTCGTCGTCGACCTGCTCCGGATCCTCGCCCTTCGCCAGAATCGCGCCGGTGCGGCTCGTCAGGCCCGCGCGAATCTCCGCGCGCTTGGCCGACACGTCCTGCACCGGGTGGATATACGGCCAGCCCTGCGGCACCCACCGCACCCGCACGTATTCGCGCCGGGCGCGGTGATAGTTCGGCATCGACAACGCGCCGGACAGCGCGCACGCGTCTACCCACCAGCGCCAGATTCGCCGGCAGAACTGGTGGATGAACACGTTCTGCTGCAGCTGCTCGATCGAGCGTCGGAACTCGTTGAGCAACACGCGCAGCACGCGGTCGCTGACGTCGCGCAGATCACCCGTCAGCACTTCGTACGGCATGCCGACCGACGCGGCTGCCGCCATCAGCTGCTGGCGCATGAACGGCGCGTAATCGGCCCCGGCACCGGGTGGCGTTGCGAACTTCACGTCTTCGCCGGGCGCCAGTTCCTGCATCGCGCCCGGCTCCAGCGACACGACCGGCGAAAAGCCGTCAACGTCGAACTCGATCGGCGCACCGGAAACGGGATCGCCGAGCGGGCCGACCTCCGCCTGTGGTTTCACGATGAACCCGGCAAAGAGGTTGCTCACCTCCTGACGGAACAGCACCGCGTCGTCGAAGTTGTCGAGCGAATGCAGCCGCAGCAGCACCGTCGACAGCTCGGGCACACCGCGCACCTGACCGGGCCGCAGCCCGTGGAAGACGTGCGCGATCTCGTCGGCCGGTACGCGCACCGTCTGCGTCGCGTCACCGGCAAAGCGGTTGTACTCACCCGGATGGCGGCGCAGCAGGTGATACGCGACGCGCTCGCCGTCTTCGTTGAACTCGACGCCGTTGATGATCTCCCCGCCTGGAATCGGCTCGTTCTTCGTGACTGGCAACAGGTCGCCTTCGAGCAGCTGGATCTGCATCGGCACTGCCAGCCCGGCATGCGGCGGACGCAGGCGGCGGCGCACCAGCACCTCGCCGTCGCTGAAGAACGCCCGCGCGGCGAGCGTCTGCAAGCCGTACAGGTCGTGCACACCATCCGCATCCAGCTCGCCCGAGCTGTCGTCCCAAAGTTGCTTTTGTTCGCGGCGCACGTCCGCGTCCGGATGCTGCGGATGCGCCTGAATACCCGTGCCGATCGTGTTCGACACCAGCCGCGCGATTGCGGTCTTCGCCCATGGGTCATTACGGATCGCGTCACGGGCGCGGTGGCGCATCAGCGGCAGGTTCTGCACGACCGATGCGTTCGGTCCCGCGCTCGACGCCTGCCATGACTTCGCCCGCGCCCCGCGCGTGCCAGCCGATTCGTACGCCGCCGCGTTCAGGCGCGTGGGCACGACAAAGCCGCGCTGCGCGAGAACCGGATATGCGCGGCTCATCGCACCCCCTTGCCGGCGTGCCGCAAGCGAATCAGCCGCGAGCGGCCGGTCGCGCCATCCAGCGCCCGGATGATCTCGGTCTGCGCGTCACGCAGTTCGGCGATCGACCGGTAGCGCACCTTGCGATCCGCGTACTGGACCTCCAGCTCGCCCTTCGCGATTGCCGACTGGATGCGCTGCAGGTCCGCCATCGTGTATGCCATGTGTTTCTCCTAGCGGCGCTTCAGGTACGTCGAGCGAGCGACACGCCGGCCCTGAATGCGCGAAACCCCGCTCGGTGGCGGGGTTTCGGGTGGTTTAGCGACCGGCTGAACCGGCTCGATCGGTGGCGGTGGATCGGCATCCGTCTGCACGGTCGGCAGTGTCTCGACCGGCAATGCAGACGGTAGCGATTCCAATATCGGAACAGCATCGAACAGAGAAACCTGCGAGATGCGCACCTGTTCGACGCGCCAATGCGCTTCGGTCATCAGGTGGGTTTTGGCGCTGCGTGCCGCGTGCAGCGCATAGACTTCGCAGTCGAGCGCTTCGTTACGGGCGCTGGCCTTCTTCTGCCAGACACGCTTGGTGCCGATCCGGCCCGGCACCTTGACCTCGGCTGTCACCTGCGCGAGATAGTCGGAACGCACGCCCACATACCAGTGCATGCGCCCCGGCCCATCGCCATCGAGCTTCAGCCGGTTGTCGAGGATCAGGTCTTTCGCCTTGCTGACCCCGACCATGTACGGGCGCAGGCCGTATTTCGCGGCCTTGCTGTTGTTGCGCGTCGAATCGACCGACGCCTTCGGTACGCTGAAAATCTCCGAGTTGGCCTCGGTGCTGCCCTTGATCGCCAGCACGTTCAGCCCTACCCGCTGCGCAGCACGCACATATTTGTATACCGCGTCCGATGTCGAGCCGTCCGACGAATCGATCGATGTCGCGCGAACACGCAATACGCCGCCGCTTTCGTGCCGGTAGCCGTGCGTCACCAGCGCGGTCAACGCGCCCCATACGCCGCCCGACAGCGGGTCGGCTTCCTGATGCAGCACGTTGCCGTGAATCTCGTCCCACGCAACGAGCCAGCTTTCCTCACCACGTCCCCACGCGCGCAGGATGATTGCGAGCCGGTCGTGCTGCACGTCGACACCGAGCGTCAGCAACAGACCGCCGGCCGGCACCATGAATGCCGCGTACGGCATCGCACGCGCGGCCAGCACGTCCAGCTCCGGCAGGTCGCTCTTGTACTTGTACGGCCGACCCTGCGAGTTGTTCACGAACGCACGCATTTTCGTGTCGTCGCCCTCGCGCAGCGCCTTCTCGGCCGTCAGCCACTTCTTGACCAGCTCCGCCATGCGCGAGCCGGGGAACGGCGATACCAACTCGTTCAGACGAAAGCCCGCGACGCCGTGAAACGGCGCCGTCGCAACCCATCGCCCATGCCGGACCGCACACACACGCGCCGAGTCGTCCCACAACGAGCCGCAGTGCGGGCACGTATAGCGTGCCGAGTCCGGCCGTGCCCGGCCGAACACCTCATGTGCGACTTCGGCGTCCTCGCTCCAGGTCACGTTCTCCCACGCCAGCTCATGCTCCTCGCCGCAATCGGGGCACGGCACCAGATAGATGCGTTGATCCGAAGTCAGATACGCTTGCTGGATGCGCGAGAAGCCGTCAACGGTGGGCGTGCCACCGAAAATTACCTTGCGGCGGCTGTCCGAATAGCTCTTGTTGCGTTCCTCCAGCAGCGTGATCGAATCGCCCTGATCGCGCACGTTCGTGTTCGCATCGTCCGGCTCCTCGACCGCGACGACCGGGGCCGGCGTCGACTTCACATCGTCCGGCGCGTTCGACGTAATGAACTTCAGGAACCCGCGCGGGAACGTCTTGTGATCCCACAGGTTGTTCTTGTCGCGCGCAGCATGCACCGGCAATTTTGCCGACAGGCGAGGCGTCACCTCGACCATCGGTTCGAACTTCTCGAGATTGAACTTCTTCGCCGACTTCTCTTTCGCAAACATGACGATCATCGGACACGGATCGACGTCGATCCGCTTGCCGATGTAGTTCAGCAGCACACCATCCGTCCACGCGACCTGCGCCGATTTCATGCACACGATCTTTTGCACGGTCGGATCGTCGAGCGCGTCATGCATGCCGAACACCCACGGCGTGATGTTCGGGTTATAGCGGCCCGGCGTCGCCGTCGCTTTCGCGCTCATCCTGCGATGCTTGCGCGCCCACTCCGTCGTCCCGATCCGCTCGGGCGGACGGAGAAGCTTCGCAATCCGGCGAATCACCGCCCGGACTGTCTGCGTCGTATTCAGAAAGCTGCTGAAGGCATCCATACATGTGCTCGTTCAACCATTCGACGTCGACCTCGACGCCGTACAGGGTGCGTAGCTCCTGCACCAGTTTGTCGGGCAGCGCCAGCAATTCCGTTTGAAATGCGCCGACCATCTGGCCGTACGCCTGTTCGAGCTGCGCCGCATTGACCAGTTGGCCTTTCTTCTCGGCCAACGTCAGCAGCTTGATTTCGCGATCGACGCGCTCGGTCATCGCGCGTTCGGCGACGAGATCGATCCCGGTCTCGCTTGCGCGGCCGGCAGCCGATTCTCGCAAGTGGCGAAGATACGCAACGCGGATTTCATCAAGCGACGCCGTCCGATAGTCGATATTGAGACGGTCGACAAGGCGCGATACCGTCGAGCGCTCCAGATCGAGGTGATCAGCGATTTGTTGCTGAGTCAGCATGTGAATGTGCCCCCCTATAGGAATTCGACAGTAGAGAAAAAACGCGGGTGCGAGCCCCCGCGTATGGCGATGCCCGTAGGGTCCCCGCCTGCTCAAAAAGTAGGCAGACCCACACCGATCGCGACATCGACGCTCGCGCCGTCGCCCGCCCGGTCCATCGCCCACACGACACGGTCCATCGCGTCGTCAAACACGAAGCACCGCGCGGTAACGCGCCCCATGCTTCGATCTTCATCCCACGTCGACCAGACCTCGCTCGGCCCGGCGCTCGTCGACTCGATTCGCATTTCAGCGCCCCAATACAAAAAGCCCTGAGGGCTTTCGCACTCAGGGCTTTGGAATTCATTTTGTCAGGGCAACAGCCCTGACACGCGATTATCGTCGCTCCAGTTGTGGCGTTTCAGTAATTCTGTATCACGACAGTATCGGGCGATTTGGCCGCGTCCACACGTTTCCCCGGAACCCGTGCCATCCGTCACGTTCCGCGCCGCATAACCAACGGCATATTTCCGATTCGCCGTCACTCAATTAACTTGCAACTGGTCGCATGTGCATCAACGCGCATTCCGACTTGTCAATATTTGACCAACTTGAGGAACCACCATGCCACGGATCAAACTCGATATCACAGACGGCGACGACAAAGAAAACTTCAAAGCAGCGACCATCGCCAATTGCCGATGGGGTGACAACGGTGAAAAGGTCGGCACTGCACTAGACATAGCTGTCGGCACATACACCATCACCATCACGAAAGTTAAAGGTGCGACGGCCACCGGGTCCATTGAGATCAGGGAAACCGATTCTCTCATCGAACTGACGGTGGACAAGACTGGCTGCAACTTCGACATCTCGTGATTTGCACAACAAGCAAAAGCCCTGAGGGCTTGCGCACTCAGGGCTTCGATATTCATTTCGTAAGGGCGAACGCCCTCCCAACAGATCCCGACTGACAGTTATCGTTGTTGGTCGCGGCGCTCCCGCGATTCAGTACGCCTGTCGGGCAATTGTTGCGACACGAGTGTGCGGTCGCTCACGTATCCAGTGACGCGGTAAAGGATGTGCAAAGTTTACGCGATCCGCTCTTGAAATGGAATACGTTTCATCCTCGCAATTGACGACGCAATGTGTCGTACACCGATCCATCTACCGTATCCAACAGCGCGAGCATGTCGTGAAAGCGCCACGACCAGTTCCGCCGATACTCGTCGAGCGATACGCCGAGCGCGTGCGCCCGGCCAGCGTCGTCGACCTGCCGCTTGCCGGTACCGAAACAGTCCGGGCAAATGTGCCGGCCCTTCGCATCCGGAGCGGGCGACGCCGCGATCCGCCCCATCCCACCGCAGTCCTCGCATGGTTCGTATTCCCGAAAGACGAGCGGCCCGTTACGCCCTTCGAAGAACGGGATACGTTCCTCCGACACGCACACCTTCCCACTTCCTCCGCATACATCACACGTGTGCGTTGACGTCGTGACGGCACGCGTGCGGCGCACGACGCCACGCCCCTCGCACTCGACACACTGGTCGTTCACCCACTCGTCCAGCAACCGCAGGGCGAACCGCTCGACGATGTCGACCTTCGATCGCTCGACAGCATGCCCCGCACGTTGATCGCGACGCTCGTCGCGCGAGAGGCCCGTGAACCGTGCACGCTTGAATCGACCCGACGTCCGGATCATCTGCGCCAACAGCAACGTTGCACGTCGAATCATCGCAGGCGTCGGCAGCGGCCCGGCCTTGATTCGGGCTAGCGCGCTACCGAGATCGTTCGCAAAGGCGAGCGCGCCCAAAGTAACTTTAGGATCGGCAATCGGGTCGGTGAACTGACCACGAACGCTCATCGCAACGCCCACCCGCTCTTTCAAATCGATCATCACTCTCTCCTATTCGTCCTAATGTCCCAATGTCCCAAGTGAGAAGGCTTGCAGGGGTGCGCGCCTGCGACATGCGCGACATGCGCCGCTCACGTCGCGCATGTCGCGCCCCTGCACCCGCGCCCGAGACCGCGCCTTGGGACATTGGGACATGGGACGTCGACAGCGCGCCAAGACGGGGCAAGCGGCGCGCCTACCGTGCAGGCACAGCGCGCCACGTCATCACAGCGGACTGTCGTCATCACCCGCTGCGACCAGTTCACGTTCCACTTCCGGCTCTTGCTGCTCGCTCACGTAATACCAACCGCGCGACCCTGTCGACTCGCGCTTGCGTACCCACCCGAGCGACTTCAACGCCTTGCCGATGCGGCGCTGCTCCGCCAGCGTCCACTTCGACGTATCGAGCTTCAGGATGTCCGCGAGGATCTCTTCCATCGTCGTGCGCGACACGAATTCCAGGGCCTTTGCGATCTTGTCCTCGTACACGTCGCCTTCGTAGCGCTCCGCCTGCTCGATCTCGAACAGCGGGCGTTCATGCTCTTCCACGTGCCACACGACGCCCGTGCGGTACAGGTGCACGGCTTCGGCCCAAAGCTGATCACGCACGGCCACGATGCCGTCGATATCGACCAGACCACCGACACGCAGCGGCCAGTAGCGTCGGTTGCCCGACTCGTCCTTCAGGTACGTATCGAAGTTGACCGAGCCAGCGAAGACGCACTGACGCGGGACGTCGGTCGCACGCTTACCGTAGAAGTTGCGGAACCGGTCGACGGCCGTCGCGAAGAAGCTTTTCACTGCCGACGAGTCGGCCTTGTTCAACGAGTCCAGTTCGGCGAGTTCGATCACCCACTTACCGGCCAGCACCGCGTACGTGTCTTTGTTGCCAATCTGGATCGGCGTATCGGTGAACCACGGAGCGCCGGCCAGCACCTTCAGCGCTGTCGATTTGCGATGCCCCTGCTTGCCTTCGAGGATCAAGACGTTGTCCACCTTGCAGCCCGGCTCCATCACGCGAGCGACGGCCGCGATCATCCATTTCATGAACGCGAGCTGTACATACTCGCTGTCAGCCACGCGCAGGTATGTCGACGGCATCGAACGGACACGCGGTACGCCGTCCCATTTCAGCCCTTCAAGGTATTCGCGCACGTCATGGAAGTGTGTAGCGTCCGCCACCAACAGGACCGCGTTCATCACGATATCGGTACGCACCGAGAGGCCGTACCGCTGCGACAACCAGAGCGCGCAGCGCTGATCGTCCATGTCGGTCCATTCACCTGTCACGCCTTGCGGGAACGGCGGCGCCTTGCGCTTCATCACGCGTCCACCGAAGTCGTCCTGCTCGATGACGCCCTGCCATGCCTTGTGGTTCGACAGGATCATGTGCACGTTGCCGAGCGTCGGCAGCAGCGTGCCCTTGTCCGAACGCGCCAGATCCTGCTCCCACGTGTGCGCGCCGTTCTCTGCCTCACGGCCATCCCATTCCGGCTGTTTCGCGGCAGCGGACGTCGCGGCGGGCTTCGTCGGCGTCTCGTCCGCGGTCGACACTGCAACCGTTGCCGGCCGGATCTCTTCGTTCGCTGGGGCGATGACGCGCAAGATTGCCGCCTGCAGCTGTGCCTCGACAGCCTCGAAGCCCTCTTCGACGTGCAGGTCGTTGAAATCGGTCAGCTTGCGCTCGCCGCGATTAGCGAATACCGGATAGATAACGCTGACGTCGTCGACTGTCGCTGCCGCCTCATACGCGCGCTTCAGGCCCGTGTTCTCGAAGCGCTTGCGACGCAGCGGCATAACGTCGTTGCCATAGCTGACCTCGACATACGGCACGCCGTTGTCGTCACGACGGCGTGACACGGCAACCATGTACCACGTGTTCTTCGCTTCTATCCGCACCGGGTCTGCACCAAACACCAGTTCGCCCCGGAAAGCAAACTCATCGGCGAGCCAGTCGCGCATGCGCTGCTCGATCTTCCAGTCGTCGTCGGCGCAGACCAGCACATGCACATCCGGATACGTCATACGCAGGTAGCGCACGGCCGGAAGGATGCCACCCGCGTCAAAACAGATATTGACCGCGAACGCGTCGTCGATCGCCATGCGGATCGCACGCGCGGTTGCATAGCCTTCGGCGACCAGCACGACCTGGTCATCTGGACCGACCTCACCGAGCAGATACGAAGCGCCCTTCTTCTCCATGCCCTTGTTGAAGCGCTTCGCGCCGTCCGGCGTGATCTTTTGCAGGCCGACGAGACGGGCGCCGTCGCCGTACTGATACATCGGCACGAAGATCGTGCCGTCCGCGTCGAAACGTACGCCTTCTGCCGTGATGTGTTTGCGGTCGAGATAGGCGGACTCGCCATGCTCTGCAGCACGGTTCCACTGGTCGCGTGCACGGTTCGCGGCGAGCTTCGCCTGCCGTGCGTCGCGCTCGACCTGTTCGCGGTCGGCAGCCTCTTGCCGGCGACGCGTTTCCGCGAGCGCTTCTTCGCTCAACGGTGCGCCGCCCCACTCGAATCGCTCGGTGCCCGGATCGTCGCCCGAGAAGTGGCCGAACGTACCGCCATAGCCGATCACTGAGCCCTTGCTGACGACCTCGCGAAGCTGATACCAGTATTTCTTGCGCGGCCCGTACCGATGATGTTTCCCGTCCGCGACCGGATGGCCGGCGGGTAGGTCAGGATGCCCCGCCGCACGCAATTGCTGAATGATCTGGTCCAGTGTCGCCATATAGAAAATCCCTCTGCAAAAAGTCACTTTGGCCGCGTGTCGCGGCCAGATCACGATTCGATAAGCGGCGGCCGGCTAAATCGCACGACGAGCCGCATCCAGCTCGACGAGCCGGCGGTCGCGTTCGACCTTGTGCGCAAAGCTGCGCCATACGCCTCGCCCGGCCGCATAGGACTGCCGCCCACTCGGCGAGCGGCTGTACTGCGATGCGCCGCGTCGCAACGCGCTACTGATTCCGTTCACGTTCATAGGGGTCTCCGGTTATTTGCCGCGTAGTCGACGCCATTCCGCCGACATGGAATCGTCGAACGCGGCAAGGTCCAGCGCGCAGAGACGATCAGTAAGCTGGTCGCGGAACGCGTGGCGTTCCGCCTTGGTTGCGAGCGCGGCGCATGCTCGCGCGGCGCGCTCGACGAACAAGCGCACGCTCCCCGCCGCGCTCGCTTCCGCGAGAATCGGAGCGAGACGATCGGGGAACGTGGCAATCAGTTCGGACAGCAGGCGCCCCGCTTCTGCAGGGGCGCCCTCGAATCGGGCTGCGAGCGTCGTTGCAGCGCACGCCAATTGCTGCTCGGGCGAGCAGCAGAGGCCGATCTGTTCACGCTCGGGCCGGCAGCACGCCATGCCGTGTTTAAACCGATCCATGACGACGACGACGACGTGCGGCGAGGTTGCGAGCAGCGTGAATCAAACGCTGGAACAGACGCTGGCCCTTGCGGCCGGTCGCGATGATCCGCTCCGCTTCGTGGTCGTCGATTCGCTGATCTGCCAAAGCACGTGTCACATCGTCAGCGACGAGACCGACGTGTGCCTGCAGGTGCAGCGCCGTTGAAACGAGACGCAGCGTGCCCGGCTCCCCGGACTCGTCAGCCGTGTGATCGTCAACCTGTTCCGCAACCAATCCGAACCGGGCATTCAGCGCGTGCAAAGCGTCGAGCGCATGTACCTCAGCCTCAGACTTTTCCTGCATCCACTCAACGAGCAGCTCGAACATCTCCATGGACAATCGGCTGTCACCGACGCCTCGCAAACGCAGGCGCAGAGATTCCGGCGTGATGTTCTTGCCGCGTCGGATCGTGAGGTAGTTCGCCGCGTCGGCGACGCCGCCGGGCGTGTTGCGAACGGACGTATAGAGGACGTCCAGCCATTCAGTGCTGTCGTATCGGCAGGTCATAGGTGGGATTTGGTAGACACTGGCTTTCATCCTGTCGCGCATTTGCGCGCGCAACTAAGATTCGGTCCATGAGTTGCGTAACAGCTGGGCAACGCAACTGCGCCGGCTTCACCTCGATTCGTCGTGTGAATCCAGAGACGCAAACAGATCGGGGCGTGCGAGCTTCAGGAACAATAGACGTGCGCGCGGAATGCCATTTCGGCGCCACTCCGATACGGATGGCATGCGAACTTCGCAAAGCTGAGCGGTGGCCGCCGTACCTCCGAAGGCGTCGATTACGGCACACGCGTACGGGTCTCGGTTCTGTAGCGTATTCATGCCGCAATGTTAGGCGCTCCTTACACAAAACGCAAGGCATTCCTAACGCCCAATCAGTTAGGCTTTCCTAATGACGACACTAGCCGAACGCCTGGAACAGGCAATGAAATTGCCGCCCGAAAAGAAGGCTGCGGATTTGGCGCGCGCTTGCCGCGTTCGCGCCCCGTCAGTCAGTGACTGGCTGAGTGGCAAAACAAAAAAGATGGAGGGGGCGAACCTGCTGCTCGCAGCGGAGTTCCTGAACGTCGATCCTTGGTGGCTTGCGACCGGCGAAGGGCAAATGATGCGTCGTGCCAATGCGCCGGCACCCCACAAACAGGAGACCTTGGGCGCGCACGCTCAGGCTCTTGTCGACGCGCTCGCCAAAGCGGACAGAGTCGGAATGCCGTCGAGCGCGTTCGTCGCCCTACTCGAGACACTTAAGGTGTTTGAAGATCTACGCGGCCAGCGACAGTCTGGAGATCTTCTTGATCTGAATGCCCCAGACCCGCAAGTGGAGTAAGGTTCCAGTCGAAGAGTGCGGCCCGATGATGCGTTGCGACTCGTCCTGACCGAATGCCGCGGCCTCTAATCGGGCCACCGAGAAGTTCCACATCCCAATCAAAATCTTTGGTGTCGTGCGGACCAATCACCCGCACCAGTACACCGATGCGCGACCGGTTCAGGCATCGACTGACAATCGCCACATCGCCCGGTTTGCAGCGCAATTCCCCTGTTGACATAGCCCCGTACCAACCTCCCCTCGGTAATATTTACGCATAGCACTGTATAAACATACAGTATTTCATCGGACGAATTCAAGACCTTTCAAAGACATTCTCCATTCCCGCTTCTACCGGTGAGTAGCGAGTGGGCGAATGTATCGAGCAAAAAGTTAGGCATTCCTATTGCAATACGAGGAAGGAATGCCTAACATACATCTCCATTGCTGCCGCCAGCGCAGTTTTCGGAGAAACCTATGAAACTGTTCGACCATCAATCGCATGCCCGCCATGAGTGGCTTCGCGAAGAACAACAGCATCGTGTCACGCCGTCCGAACCGGCCCGCCAAAGCAACTTTGAGAAGTCTGCGATCTTCCGGTGGACCGTTGTTGCCGCGCTGCTGTTCGTCGCCGTGAACGTGTTCCAAGACGATCCGGTTGTCGCACCGACGACCGCTTACCACGTCGCCGTCTAATCCGCCCCGACCGTGCCGGGGCATGCGCCCCGGCGTCATGGAGACCACCATGCCGCGAATCAAAGCCCGAACCCTTCCCCTCGTCGACGTCGAACGTCGAGACACCCTCTCGCTTCGTACCATTGCGCGTTACGACCGCAACGCGAAGCGCCCGACAACACCAATCCTCGTCGGCAAATACGTCGTCGGTCGCCGACCGCTGGCCGATAGCCTTCACACGCTTTACATGATCCTCGACGGGACAGAGATCGCGGGCACGCAAATCTCCATGCCGAGCGAAGGCGACTGCGCGAGCGCGGTCAAGCGCCTGCGTGACGCGAAGCGCGCAGCGGGCATCGAAGCATCAAACGCGATCCACAAAGCGAAGAAGCCTCGCAAGGCTCGCATTGCGGCGACGCGGGAGGTTGCGTAATGGACGACCGCACGCAACAGCTCGACCTGACCGCTCCGATCCCAACCGGAAACATCAAGGCCGCAGCCGCGGCGGCCGGCGCAACGTCGGCGGACCTGTGGATGGTCCCCTACGAACAGCTGCACTACGATCCGGCTGACAACATCCGGGCGGTTGATACCGAATGGGTTGCACACCTGGCCGCGCTGATGCGCGAGAACGGGTACGACAAGGGCTCGCCCCTCCATTGCTACGCCCGGAAGGTTGACGGTAAAGATCTGCTCTACGTTTACAAGGGGCAGCACCGCTATCTCGCGGCGGGACACGTGATCGCAACCGGGAAGGATCTGGGGAAGATCCCGGTCGTCGTCCGCGACGCCAAAAACGTGAACCGCGCCGAAATGGTGATCGACGGCTATCTCAGCAACGACAGCAAACGGTCGTCGCCGCTCGATTTGGCAGGCGTTGTCGCCGAGCTGCGCGACATTCACGGCATGACCCTCGCGGCCATCTGCAAGCGCCTGAATGTCACTGATCAAACAATCCGCGACGTCGGCCTGCTCGAACGGGCACCGGCTGAACTGCATCAGCTCGTACGCGACGGGCAATGCACCGGCACACTGGCGATCGAAGAGATCCGCCGGCATGGGGGTGAAAAGGCGCTCGAACGCATCGTTGTCGGGATCTCCAAAGCAGCGGAAGCCGGCAAGTCGAAGGTGACGAAGAAGTATCTCGAAGCCGTGCCCCTACTCGATCCGCTTCAGGACACGGCATCACTGGCAGAGCAGACAACATCCGCAAGCGCCACCGCTAGCCCCGAACCTGTCGCCACGTCGACGGCTGCAGACGTTACTGTCGAGACGCACGCGGCGGCACAAGCAGCCCCGCGCCACACGTCTCCCGCCAAGTTCAGCGAGAAGCAGTCAAAGCAACTTTTGCTGGCGCTGCAGGCTGTCTTGCGCGATGAAGGGTTCGGTAAGCTCGCGCCGGACACAATCCACGCTGTTCACACGGCGCTGTTGCCGATCAGCGATCTGCTTGATGCGAAGCCCGCCGGGAAAGTGTGGCCGGTCACGGAACCGGACGAGAGCGGCGGCTGCCAAGCCGTCGAGACCTTGCGCGGTCCCGAGCGAACCGGTCGGATCAAGGGGCCGCTCGCGCACATTCGCATCGCACAACCGAGACCGGGGGCATGGATTTACGCGATCGAGTACAACACCGGCACCAGCTTTGCGAGCGACCCTTTGAAGGTATCTCCGCAGACGCGCGCAGTGTGGACGCGCGTTCAGGCGATTCGTTCGGGCGCCGCGCGGCTCATCGAGACCATCAAGTCACCGATCCACGGGCAGACGAAGGTAGAGCAGGCGGCGTTTAAGAAGATTCTCGCGTGGGCGCACGAGATCATCGCTATGCCTGATCCCGATATGACTGTCGAATTCTCGGCAGCCACCGCCAAAGGCGAGCGCCCCGACCTGACGGACGTGTTAACGGCCATCGAGCACAAGCGGCGGATCAAGTCGAACACGGCGCTGCTGGCCGCTGCATTTCCGGCGCAGAAGGTAACGCCCGGTCTCGACCCTGCGTCGGCATGGGCGCTCCCGACTGGAGGTGCGAAATGACCCCGCGCCCGGCCCTTTCTACCCCACGTCCGCTGCCGCGAAAGCGGGAACACGCGAAGAAGCGCTCGGCCATTGCACTGGCGAGCGTCAACGGCAATTCGATGCAGTCGAACAGCGGCGGGCTGCCGCCCGCAAAAGCAATCCAGAACGATGAAGCGCCGCTCACGCGGCGCTAACCAATCCGGACGAACGAAGCATTGGCGGATGCCGGCCAAGACAGGCTCATACAGATTGACGACCTGCGCACCATGATCCGCTCGCTGATCGCCGACATCTCGCACGCGACGAGATCGGATCATTCTCCCGGCACAAGGCGGCGCTGGATGCGCGCATCTGGGCCGCGACCGCTGCGATTACGCTTGAAACGGGGTTAATGCAACTCACCCGTGCAACTCAGCCCGTTACCGAATAACGAGGAATAGTGAATTGAGCACCACGACTGAACGACTGTTACGACTTCCGACCGTTCTGGACATGGTCGGCTTGGGCAAGACGACGATATACGACATGATGAAGGAAGGAAGTTTCCCGAGACCACGACGAGTTCGCAATCTCTCACTATGGGCAGAGACAGAAGTACAAGCATGGATTCGTTCCATCACATCGCGCGAAACGTCCACCACCCAATAACATGTCTAAGTCTAGACCTGATCCCTCAGTCAGCATCTGATCAGGTCTGAAATTACTTGGATGTGACCTCATCAACGGCCATGATCGACCCATAGCGGATATCGTGTAACCGACATCTCACGCAGAATAATCCGTACTGCGACTGCCGGAAGCAGCTAACGGCTCGCGGTCCTCAACTTCTTTGGTTTCTGCGTCAATCGAGACACCCGGATGGTTGTGCCAGTCGCACGCACCGCCCGACAGCTTGCAAGTCCTCGACTTCAATCGCGTGCCCGAAACGTTCGTCCGCTCGATTCCCGTCGGGCGATGCAACACACTAGAAGCTGCGAAAGCGGCGAGGAGTGCTGCAAATGAAACAGCGGTGGTATTCTTCCCCGCTTAGAACTCCATCGCTAATGGACGATTATTAATGGCCCCAGAGAGTAAGCATCTAATTCCCTATCTTTGTACGAGGCTTTTATGCGATACACGTCTGGCTTTTGCGCAACAAAAACAATTGAACCACCATAGAATCCTTTGGCGACGGACGCGTTAGTAGAAATTGATGTTGGATTTAACATGAAATCCGGAGGCTGCGCGGCGACGGCTTTCCCAAAGGCATTGACCAGTTCCAAGGTCACTGCCGTATCAGATGCGGGCATGGTTACGTTGTCATAGTAAATCGAACGAACCCAGACAGTTATTGGTTGACCGATTTTTACTTCATACGCGGGAGCCTCCCCCGGGAGTGGGCAGGCCGGTTTATCACCATACCCCACAATCACGTATCGTTGGATGGAATTTGAGACGGTTCCATAACGCTTGGCGCGAAGGCCGCACCGCCATTCCGAGCCCGATGTCGTAATCGCAACAACGGCTACTAACAGCGCGACGAACGCAGTGCACGAGAGTCCGACTACCACCCTATGCTCCCAGGCGAGTGCGAGTCGTTCAGACAAGGTTACCTTCGGCATCTTTATTGCACCACGGTTTGCGTCGCGCGTTCAAATGTCTTTTCCGGATTTATCAGTTTGAAATTCAACAATTCGTCGGAATTAAGCACTCTCACGCCCGACGAAGTCTTCGCAACGCCATAAATCGGGCCTCGCACGGCCCGAGCGGCAAATACCGGCTTTGTCGGCAGATTTGGGATTCGCGCGTCGGAGAGTGCGTACATATCGTCTACATAGACCAAATCGTTGATCGCTGCCCTTAAGGTCGCGTACTGCTCCATGGTGATCGATCCATTGAGCAACTTGTCGTTCAATGCTTTGTAAGCCGAAGCCTTTTCCTTCGCTTCATTTTTTGTTCGCTGCAAGAACGCGTCGATCTTTTGCTGGGTTATGCAAGGCTGCGCCGCATCTGTTAAATCGACGAAGTACTTCTGCGTCGCCGCGTTACAGGACACTGCCAAGGCCGTTCCAAGATTTACCGTGATCAAGGTGCGCCCCGTATAAGAAACTGTGGTATTCCAACGTATTCCTTGAGAGAAGCTTGCACTGCTATACCCACCATTAACGGACACCGAAAAACCAAATAGGCTCAATCCTCCACCGCCACCTCCAGCGACCGCTGGGGCTTCTGGATTTGGCTCGAACTTAAAATACTTATCACCAGAAATCGCATATTTGTTTATCTCTTCGAACAATGATTTAGTCATTTCCATCACTTGCCGGCCATATTTTTCATTATCGAGCGTCCCTTCTTTCATATTAAAAGTGCACGCACCGGATTTCTGCAAGTCTTGGGCGATACGATTGTAGCTTGCTCCACCTATGCGAAACCACCCAAAAGATGCAGACGCCCCCACTGACGTCCGAACCTGACTCCAAACTTGGCTGAGATCGCAATCAACGATGGCAGTCCACGGGTCACCAACGAACTCCGATTTTCCTGTTATGTTCACGCCGATCGCAGGATTTGCCGGTATATCGGTCGGAGACCCACCAATCGACAGATTTGCGACAATCTGCGCAAATCCTGAATTTAAACTTCCAACCGAAAATGCAGAATCACTTCCGATAGAAAATGTTGACGCCCATTTTTGCTCGACCGGGTCTCCAAAACCATCAATATTGTTCAGTAAGATCGATTCTATTTTTGAATCGGTTAACCTCAATGGAAGTAATTTTGGCGCCACCAAACCGAAATCCTTCGATATTTGCTTGGTCAATTTTTCACGCTGGGATTGTGAAAGATCGATCGAGAATACTCCACTGACAATCGAACCGGCTTTGCTTTTGATAGAGCCATCAGCTTGCTTTACCAAAAATGGCTTTCCAATACCAAAGTACTTGACCTCGAAAGATTTGAGACGGTCACCCAAGGTATCTGTTGTTGACAACGGCAAATACCAAAACTGAGCTGGATCCCCATCATCTTGATATGCGATTGCCCCTGCTATCGATGTCCCCTTGCTCAGCAGCGGAGCAGCGAAAACCGCACAATTGATTAATGAGAAAGTCACGGCGACCAGGTGAACTATGCGCATTTTAGTCTCCTCTGTTGTTTTCTTAAGCTCGCGACATTGTCTTTAATGTTAGGAAGCTTAGTCTCTAGTTTCAAGTGCCATGCCTAGAATGACGTAGGGTGTTGCGATGAAGGGGAGCTACTGGCATCTGAGCGCCGAGGAACGCGCGGCGATCGTGATTAACATTCGAAAAGTGCGGCGGCGATCGCGCGGATGCTCGCGTGCGCAACCTCGATGGTGACGCGCGAACTCAAGCGCTGTCGACCGGCTCAACGTTCGCGGCGACGCTGTGGCAATTCGTTCCAGCACGCGAAAAAGGGGGTATTTGAGGGGGTATCAAACGACAACGTCTTGTAAAAATCCTTTACTACTCAGCAACTTATGATCACAAATGTCAATGCAACTTCCACATGACGATATGTCTGATCACTTCGTTCGCTCCAGTTCGTGGTAGTTCGTCACATCATACCCCGCGCTACGCTGTTGTTTTTATACAGTGCTTCGGCCGGACGGTTTCAAAAAGACCACGTAAGGCCGTCAGCTTTCGCGTCGGGTTATTCGCCTCAGGCATCGGAACAGTTCCTGACAGCGCGAACGTCAACGACGTCACACAGTTGCTGCCGCGGATCGACGCGATTCCGCCAATTCGCGGATTGCGCGGCCACCCGCTGCACGGAACCGCGTTTGGCCTATGCCGATCGCGGCCAAGACTTCGAGTGACATCGACGAGCGTCGCTCAATCGTGGTATAGAGCCGGCGATCGCGAGGTACCGTACCGGCATTCACGGCGCGTTCCTCGACCGCGGCTGCGATCTGATGCTGGAATACGGTTCACCGGGCCGGCCGATCTTTACGAGACCGTCTCTAATGACACAAATACTTATCGTGCCCAACTGTCGTAAATGACAGTTACCCATTTTAGTGATTGGGAATAACGTCCGTTCATCCATTAAATGCCGGCGTATGGATACGACAAACATAAAGAGCCGGTGCTTGGTCGGTGGAGGAGATAGATGAGCAAGATGCTGTATCGGTTTGCGTTCGTCGCGACATTTATCTGGGCCGCTTCGGTCAACGCAGCCGAGGTGCTAAGCACCGCCACCGCCCACACAGCGCGCGACATGTGGCATCAATACATGGATACGCACGGAGACTGCGGCAGCAATACCGCTCCCGTATTTTTATGCACCGGCATCATCATTCGCGAAACCGTACCGGGGCCAGGCTATTATTCGTGGCAACCTTCTCCTGAAGACGTGGCAACCGGTCGCGTCTCGTTTTCCTATCTTCGTAAAGACGCAAAATTCGGCGGATTCAAGAACGGTGGCTCGAACGGCTTCACGCTGTTTCCGGTTCTGGGACCGTACAAAGGGCCGGCGGACAAAACGAAGCTTGAGGTACTGTGCGCTTTTCCCATGGACGGCTGGACCGACCGCCGATCGACGGACCATGGGTGCGGACCGACGCAAACGTTCCCTGCGCAGAGCGTCCTTTGTCAGCAGCAAGGGATCGTTACCGCTGAAGCATGGTTGAACCATTGGAACGCGGCGCCTGCTGGAAGTAATAGAAACCTTTATCAATGCGGTTTCGATGTGCGGCACGGTTCACCCTTTGGTGATACAACCGGTGCATTTAACCAGTTGATCAGGGCAATGCAACTACTGGGCGAGACCGAGTTCCACGACCACAATGAGCTCGTGATCGACGCGTGGCCGGCAAACCTCAATCCCGCAGAGCTACCGATTCAATCGTTCTTCTATGTGGCGAGCGGTTCGGAGGCCGGTGGCCAAGCGCTCGCGAATGCGCAAAAGGATCAGAAGGATTATTACGACGTCACCAACGGCGACTTCGTCCCGATCGTCCGTATCACTCCACCGCAGTCGATGAGTGACGACTACGATTTTCATTTCAGACCGGAAGATCAAGCCGTTCCGATTCCGTAAGTCGGCTCACGGGCAGGTAAGGTAACCACACGTGGGGGCCCGCCCGCCGCAGCGCGATTCGAAACAGGCACGTGGCGCGGGTTCTTCTCGCGCTGCGGCTTGGTGACGGTAGTAGCGACTCGATCAGTGTCGGCAATTCATCGTCGATGACGAGCTTGCCAATCTCCACGATCCCGGTTGCTCACAATTCCGGGGGCGAACCGCTCGCCGCGGCACCATCATCGTCAGCACGACCGACGCACCATTCTCGATGAAGAACCCCGAGCACATCGAGACGGCAAACCGAATAGAGATCCGGCTCGTCGAGCAGGATCTCCTCCCCGCCTTCAAGGATCTGTAACCGACCATGCCGGCGCGATAATCCGCGCGCCGGCATCGTCGGTTAGAACAGCCCCACAGGCTGCGCCGCGTCCTCCCCGCTACAGATGATCCGGTCGTTGCGCTTCACTTGATCAATTGCAGCACCTCGCGAAAGCGCGGATGCCGACTGGATCCGAGCCATTCGAACGCGATCATCTCGACGGTCGCGATCTCCACGCCGTTCGCCCTGAGCCTGCCGATTGCCGCTTCCCGATCGACCGTTTTGCGGGAACCCACGGCGTCGCTGACCACCGTGACTTTACGGCCGCTCCGCAATAAGCCGAAGGCCGTTTGCAACACGCAGACGTGTGCCTCGCAACCGGCAACGATGACGCGGTTGCGTTCGGCCGGAAGCGCATCGGCCAGACCATCCGTGCACGCGTCGAAATGGTCCTTGGCCACGATGTCCGAGCACAACCCTTTGATCTCCGACACGCTCTCGCCGAGCCGTAGCGGGCTTTGTTCGGTCCCGACGACCGGCACCTCGAATATCCGTGCAATACGGCCGAGTCGAACGGCCTGCGCCACGACGGACGCGCCGTCGTGGATCGCCGGCATCAGTCGTGTCTGAAAATCGACCAATACGAGCACTGAATCGTCGGGTACGTGCAGCACCGCGCATTCTCCAAAATGATGTAAAGACAACCTCCTCCGTTCGCCGACCAGATGCAACGCCCCGCTCAGTGAAGGGCCGAAATCGACAGCGGAGGAAGCCTCCAAGCCTACCAAATTTATCGATAACGACGGATGATCTCGAACGCTGCGGTCCGCGCAGAACTCGGAAGCGGCATAGCGCGACCGCACTCGGCCCCATGCCGGGAACACCGATTGCTGAAGCGGCGGCCGCGCCGAATTCGCAGAATCCGACGTCGTCGGCTCAACCACCCGTCAAGCACCGGCAAATGACCTATACCGACATCCATTGCCGATCGATTTTCGCCAAATTTCAAATTCGATTATCTCAAATTCATCCCGATTCGAACATTTTACCGACCCATCTGGCAATAATTGCATCCAGCTTTGAAGCGATCAGCCAAGAGTATTCAAAATCATTATTGACTCCATCTTTATTCGAACTTTAGAATCCCCCACGACAGCTTACGTTTCATCCCCCTGCAGCACGCGCGGCGCTTCCAGCGCCATGCGGGGATGCCTGCGGAAGAAGTCATTCATGCCTCACAGGGGTGAAGCCTCTTTTCGTTTTTTCAATTCGGGCATTAACCGCCTGCCGGTTATTCCGTCCAATTCACCCGCATCACGCCCGGATTAAATCACGCATTCATCCGAATGCCGTCGCACCGGAGGAAAGCAGGCCGAGCGCCCGCTGTTTCAATCATCCTCATAAAAAAAATCACCATTCACCAGGAGGGACATCACATGCATCGTTTCGCGAAGTCGCTGTGTATGGGATTCGTCTGCGCCGGCCTGCTCGCGGCCTGTAACGACGACGACGTCAAGCCGGCCAATCCGCCGTCGAACCAGGCCGCCCTGTCGTTCCGCATGGACGCCGGCGGACAGATCAATGCGTTCTACCGGCAGGACCAGGTCGCCGCGCATCTGCTGGTGCGTTCGTCGACGAAACCGCGCCTGCTCGTGGTGTTTCCGGCCGGCAACAGCGGCACCGGGCTGTGGTTCGACGATACCGCGCAGCCGGTGAACTGGAGCCTCGACACGCCGCCCGCCGCGCTGTCGGCACCCGACACGCACGGTCGTCCGCTGCACGGCATCGGTGCCGACGTGTCGGTCGACACCGATACGCTGACGATCCGCCAAGGCGTGCTCAGCAACGTGCGCTTCCTGCGCGACTTCAACGGCGGTGCGACGATTCCGCCGGAGATCGTCACCGCCCCGACGATCCAGGGCAGCGCCGCGCAATGGCAGCGCGACCGGATCGACGGCGCCCCCGGCTACGCGCTGCGCATCACGCTGCGCGACGGCGGCAGCATCGCGCCGGCCGCGGGCGGCAAGCTCGTGCTGCGCGCGGCGCCCGGCTCCCGCACGCTGAAACTGCACGTCGACGCGCTGTCTGGCGAGACGCCGTTGTCGCCGATCACGCGCGCCGACCTGCTCGCGCCGTCCGTGAACCCCGACCCGGTCAGCCAGAACGTGCTCGAATTCCTGAGCTTCCACGACAAGCTGCTGGCCGGCTCGTGGCAGTACGACACCTACTTCGGCCGCGACACGCTGATCTCGGTGCGCATGCTGATGCCGGTGCTGGCGCCGGCGGCGATCGAGGCCGGCCTGACGTCGGTGCTGAGCCGCCTGTCGAACGACGGCAAGGTCGCGCACGAGGAAGGCATCGGCGAATTCGCGCTGGTCGACAACGCGAAGAAGGGCCGGCCGAACGATGCGACGCCGGCCTACGACTACAAGATGATCGACAGCGACTACCTGCTCGCGCCGATCGCGGCGGCCTGGCTGATCGACGACACGCGCGGCCAGGCGCGCGCGGCCGCCTATCTCGCGCAACGCGGCAGCGACGGCCAGACCAACGGCAGCCGGCTCGTCGTCAACCTGCTGCACGTCGCGGCGACCGCGCAGCCATTCGCGCAGCAGCCGTCGGTCGCGAACCTGATTCGCCTGCGGCCCGGCGAGATCGTCGGCAACTGGCGCGACAGCACCGACGGGCTCGGCGGCGGCGTCTACCCGTATGACGTGAATGCCGTGCTCGTGCCGGCCGCGCTGCGCGCGGCGAACGCGTTCCTCGCGCGCGGCTTGCTCGATCCGTACCTGGACGCCGGCCAACGCGCGGCGCTCGCGAACACGGCGACCGAAGCGGCCACCTGGGAGCAGCAGGCGCCGCCGCTGTTCCAGGTGAGCGTGCCGGCCGCGCAGGCGGCGACCGACGTGTCGACCTATGCGCCGTCCGCCGGCGTGCCGGCCGGCACCGCGCCGAGCGCGCCGCTGTCGTTCTACGCGCTGTCGCTCGACCAGCAAGGCGCCCCGATTCCGGTCATGAATTCCGACGGCGGCTTCGCGCTGCTGTTCGGCACGCCGCCGGACGACGAACTGCGGCGCATCGTCGCCGACGTGACGCGGCCCTTCCCGACCGGGCTCGTCACCGATGTCGGGATGCTGATCGCGAACCCCGCGTATGCGAGCCAGACGCTGTGGCCGAAGTTCACGAGTTCCGCGTATCACGGCACGGTGATCTGGTCCTGGCAGCAGGCGATGTGGGTCGCCGGGCTCGATCGCCAGCTCGCGCGCCAGGACCTGTCGGACACGACGCGCACGCTGCTGACGCAGGCACGGCAGACGATCTGGCAGGTGATCTCGAACGGGCGCGACATGCGCACGTCGGAGATGTGGACCTGGTCGTACGTCAACGGCCAGTACCGGCCAGACGCATTCGGCACGCGCAGCGCGGATGCGACCGAGGCCAACGCGGCGCAGCTGTGGAGCACGACGTATCTCGCGATCCGTGATCCGCAACTGCGCACGGGCAAGTACTGGTGGCAGGCATCACAGCGGTTGCAGGACGCGCAGCCGGCGAACACGGCGGCGATTGCGTCGCGATAGTCGGGCCGCCGGTTAAACGAAAGCCCCGCGCGCATATCCGCGGGCGGGGCTTCGTTCGGGTTGCATGCAAAACGGCGGTACGCGGCATCGCGCCACTGCCCCACATCAATGCGCGCCACGTCGCCAGATGTGCGGCGATCTCTCGTCAGTGCGCGACCACGCGATTGCGCCCGTCGCGCTTCGCCTGGTACAGCCGTTCGTCGACCGCGCGCAGCAACGCGTCGACCGTACTCCCGTCGACCCCGTACTGCGCGACGCCGACGCTGACCGTCACCTGCACGCGCTTGAAATCCAGCCCGAACGGCGAACTCGCGATCGACGAACGCACGCGCTCGGCCGTCATGCGCGCGCCTTCGAGCGGCATCTCGGGCAACAGCGCCATGAACTCCTCGCCGCCGACCCGCGCGAGCGCACCCGCCGGACGAATCGCCTCGAGACACTGGCGCACGACGCCGCGCAGCACCTCGTCGCCGATCTGGTGCCCGTATGCGTCGTTGATGTTCTTGAAGTTGTCGAGATCGAGCGCCAGCAGGCAAAACGGCGTGCCGTCGCGTTCCGCACGCACGATCTCGCGCTCGACCTGCCCGATGAACTGGCGGCGGTTCGATGCACCCGTCATCGGATCGGTCGCGGCCATGTACTCGAGCTTCTGGTTCGTGCGCCGCAACTCCTGCAGCGCGCTATCGGTGCGCGCCATCGATTCCGACAGCCGGCTCATCAGGTCTTCCTGGCGGTAGATCGCCGAGAACGAGCGCGTCGTCTGCAGCGCCTGCACGACGCCATAGCTGAGCAGGAAGAACCCGCCCGCGAAGATCGCATGCGCGAGCCACCACATGTGATTCCACGGCTTGCCGAGGATGAACGCGACCGACGATAGCGCGAACGCCATGATCGACATCCCGTAGATCACCATCAGCGGCGAACGGATCCGCCTGGCGAGCAGCACGCCAACGTTCAGCAGCGAAAAAATCAGCGCGCCGCCTTCCATCGACAGCCGCGTGCCCAGCGCGCCGGCGACCGGCGAATACGCGATATAGGCGACCGCGACATTGATGATCAGGAAGAACGCGATCCACGGCAGCCACGTTAGCGCACGCGTGCGCTTCTCCGGCCGGTCGGGCGGATTCGAATACGACAGCATGCCCGTCAGCAGCAGGATCGACATCACGAGCCGCGACGCGGGCCCGTACAGCAGGAACAGCCAGATATTGTGGTGCGCCATCCCGGTGAACGCCCCGTGCAGCGCGTAGATCATCGCGAAGCCGAGAAAGCCGAGTGTCAGCCAGCGCAGCAGCGGCTCGCCGGACGACCGGTAGCACACCCACGTCACGTAGGTGACGAACGCGCCTTCGAGTGTGGCGGCCGCGATCGCGATTTCATGGAATGCGTGGCTCTCGAACACGACGTGGGGGTCGCCGAAAAACCACAAATAGGCAATCAGATAGGCCGGCAAGAGCGCGAATCCGACCAGCAGGCATTTCGCGTAGAGCCTCGCGGCCGCGCTGACGACACGCGGCGGTTCCCCGGATGCATAGGTCGTGCTCAATTTGAACCCCGTTTCGGTCTGCTGCGTGGTTCGAACGTCCACGGTGCCGGAAACGCGTGCTGCATCGTCTTCGCCGGCTACCGGAAACGCGTCGCGAGCGTCGGTGCAACGCACGCGCTGGCCCAT